TGATCACGACTGCGTTGGTGGGTAGCGCGGTTCCAATACTGACTACCTGTGCGGTGTTGTCGGCCGCGGTTGTCAGGTCGGCGTGCCCGACAGTAACCGTGCGCTTCCCGATCTTGAGAGCGCCAAGCTCCGCTAGAGCACCCTCAACCGTAGTGGCCGTGAATAGCCCAGCGGAGTCTTTGATCTGGAGTCCGCACTCGGCGCGCAGGTCTCGATCGGTTGAAATGAAATCTGTAGACATTGGTCATCCAATCGCGGCCACCACTGCGGCCGCTTGTGCGCTGGTGAGGCCAGCCTTCTTGAGTTCAGTAGCGTCGGCGCCAGCTAGCTCTTCAAGAGCCAGGTAGCAGTACGCTGTGAGTTTCTCTCGCGATGGGAAGTCCACCGGAATCGCTGTACCTGAGATAGATCGACGCTTACCATCCCACACAGCCTCGCTGTCCAGTTGCGCAGCAAGCGCCGATCTCATCTTGAGGAAGCAATATCTACGATGGTTCGACGCATCAGCCACGGCGAAACTTTTGGTTCTGCTGTGGCCTATCTTGTCGAATCGGTTGCGCCTGGATCGGCTGAGTTACAACAACTTCTTGTTGGGGAGCCAGAACAGGTTTCTCGGCTTCCAACTCAGCGATTCTGGCATTCAGCTTTCGGATCTCAATCTGAGCAGCTGTTAGCCGATCCGCAACGGATACGTTCCTTGGCTCAACGAGACGCGGCGCATTCAGGATCTCCCGTGCGCGCCTCTCCCGCAGACGTGCTGCCGTCATTCCCATGACGGTTATCCGATGAACCCACGGACGTTGCTCTTGAACCGAAGGACACCGGGACGCGACCCGCCACCGCGCTTGCGATAGACGTGCGCGGCCGCGTAGAGATGCATCGCTCCGATCATGGTGTCTTCGAGAATGTCCTCGTCGTCCTTGAGCCGAAGTGCGTCTCCATTGTACCAGTAGCCACCAGCCCCAGGCATCCACAGCTGAGACTCGCAGCAGAGGTTCGCTCGGCTTCGGTAGAATTCCCCATCCTTTATATCGTCGGCGGAAGACCCGCCACTGGTAAAGGTGATCGAAACCCCAGTATACCCATCGTTACCCACGAGCGAGTCGGCGGTAGTGTCAACCAGCGAAGTAGCATTACCGCTAGCCGCAGTGGTGATCGCGGCTGACCAAGTGTCTCCACCGTCAGTCGAGAATCGGATCGTAGCGGTTCCGCATTCTGCCGTTGTGAGCCCCTCAATAACAAGCTCCCACGGGCCCATCTTGGTGACGTCGGTAACTGCAATGGTGTACGTGGCTGTGCCAGAACCTGCGGACGAGCCAGCTGCGGTCGTAAACGGCCCGGTCATGGTTCCCATGGTCGAACCGGTTAGCGGCATGCGGTCACTAACGATGACTGGGACACCAAAAACGGTTTGCCCTTCACCGGTACGCGGATCGCTAAGCAGTGGTCGCCCATTGGCGTCGGTCTGCTGAGCGAAAGTCGCGGCTACCAGCGAATGAATAGCCATGGCCACATTGTCACCATTCTCGTCGCCAAGCTTCACAGCCTTGCCCTGCAACACGTCAGCCCATCCCAGGTAGTTCGGGGTGGTAGCGCTGTAGATGTTGTAGACCATGGGGCTAGCAGACCCAGCCGATACCATGCTGGAGTCCATTGCTCGGCGAGAACTCTTAGCGGCCTCGTCTGCGAGCACTTGGTACGGATCCGCCTGACCGTTCGACGCCGACAAGCCCTTGGCCCACGTCGACGTTTCAAACGCGATAGACTTGCGCGAAACTGTGGCGTCCTCGTAGCCTAGCTTGATCTTCTGTGGCGCTGGGCTCTGCGCCTCGGTTAGGCTCTCGAACTCTCCAAGGCATCCCCAGCGAGGAATGCGCACGGTTTGCCCAATGGAGTCACGCCCACGAAGCGGCATGGTATCGGAAACCTGCACGGCTCCACCAGTGACAAGCACCGAACCCATAACACCGAGCTTGCCCTTGACGGCGCTCCGGGTGGCGTCGGTAACGATCTGCGTGTCGAGCGTGACGTCAGAAACTGAAGTTACGGCCATTTTTACCTCTAAAATCCTGTTGTTGGTTCGCGCTTAGAGCGCGCCGCTGTTGATCGCCTGCTGGCGCAGTTGGTTGAAGGTTTCCGGATCGGTGCGCTTCAGTTCCGCGCGCTCGACGTTGGTAAGTTTGTCGTAAGGCTTGCCCTGGTAGCCCTTGTTGGTTGGCTCCCGCTTCCCGTCTCCACGCATCACAGGAACCGCCGTCTTGGCGAACGCCTGAAGCGTTGCGAGGCTCATCGAAGGAAGGACGGTTTCCTCTTGGGCGGGCGTGATCTTGCCTTCGCTCCGCAGCTTGGCGATCAACTCATTGCGCTCACCAGTGGTCTGCTTGAGCTCCAAATCGGCTAGCCGCGCCTCGGTGTCAGCAAGTCGGCTTGTGGCAGACTTGAAGGCCTCCACGATGCCAAGAGCTTCGTCCGCAGACGACGCGCCTAGCGCGGACATGACCTTGACGTAACCGTCGCCGTCGGTCTGCGCGGCGTTCGCCTGTAGGGCCACGATGGTTCCCAGAGCCTCGTCCGCAGACTTGGCTTTTAGGGAGGCGCAGAGCTTGGTGCCCGCGTCAGCTGAGGCCTTGATCTCGGTGATCTTGGCATTGAGTTCTGAATCGGTTGCTCCCTCGGGAAGACCCAGGGCAGCGAGGGACAGTGCAAACGTCATTTGCGTTTCCTTCGGGGGTATCGCCACCGGAGCCGCTGGCGCCGGGGGTTGGTTTTCGGTCGCGGCTTCGCTGGATTGCGGAGTCGGTTCCGATCCCATTGAGGGATCGGTGTCATTCTGTTCGGTGGGCTTTGGAGCGGACGCGGCGAGCCGTTCGCCAGACGCGCGCTCTTCGGCTTCTGTCCGAATCGCGGCGAGTTGTGAGCGCACATGGCGCTCGGTCATCGGAGCCGAGTTGCTCTTGCCCTTCGGCTTCGACTTTCGGATCTCGGTGCAGAAACCTAGGTGCTTGGCCTCATTAGCGCCCATGAAGCGATCCTCAGCCATGAGAGCCGCGGTAGCCTCGACGGTCATCCCGGTGCGTGACGAGTAGGCGATAGCGGCTTGCCCAGAGAGCAGGTCAAGATCGTCGGCTTCCTTACGGAGATCCGAAGCCTTCCCGACCGCTAAGGTCCACACCTCGTGAACCAACATGGTGCTCGTCTCGTGCATCGATATGGAGTCACCGGCCATTGCGATGAGAGACGCGGCAGAAGCTGCGCACGCTCCGATCTCGACCTCGACTCGCGCCGGGTGCTCACTCAGTAGCTGGTAAATCGCGAGACCTTCGAAGTACGACCCACCAAAAGACTCGACGTAAGCCTTTATAAGCGAAGCATTCGGGGCTTCCTTCAGTGCGCGCTTGACGGCCTTAGCCGTGATTGGTTCCTCGTCCCAGTTGTCGCCGATTGCGCCGATAAGAGAGAGTTCCAGCGTGTCTGCTGATGCTAGCTTGTGGGTTACTGCCATGGAAACACGTCCGCCCCGCGCCCAACGAGGGGAGCAGGGTGTGAGAAGTCAGGTTGTGGGTTATCCAGCTATGGCTGGGGGTAGATTGGTAGCGCTGTTGTTTTACGTCGTGCTCGCGCTCACTTACACCGGCACACTGCCGCCGACGGGTTACCCTTGCGGGTCAGATAGTTCGTTTCCCCCACTGCGTTCGACCTGTCGCCAAACAACTCGCTCTGCTAGCGACACCGATAGGCATCGTCGAGGCTTGCTTTTCTTGCGACCAGATCGAAGCCAATGATCGGGCACATCGACCAGGACGCGCCTTGGTTTTGGTGCCGCCGAAGTTTTTGCCATGCGCTAGTAGATGGTCTGCCCAGGAGTCACTTCGCCAGGCTCTAGCAAAGGCGTCTCGAACTCCGGATAAGACACGAGCTTTACGTATCCAGGGCGTACACCAGCCAGCCACGAATCGAGCAGGTATGGCACATCGAGGTCTAGGGTAACGCAGTCGTTGGTAGGGCCAAAGAAGCTCGACTGGCGACGCTTACCCGTTCGGATCTCGCTAATGTCAACCTTGAGCATCACCGCGAACGTGGAATCACCGGAGACCTCGCCGCCGAGGCTCACCTTCGTTCCGTCGCTGAAAACCCAAGGATCCATTAGATACCTGCCATCAACCCTAGCACGAAATAAAGGGTCTCCGGGTCTTGCCGCAAAAGCTCTTCAGCCTTGCCCGATGCGATATCTCCGAGAACCGTAGAAACCAGCTCGGTACAAGTCGCTATCTCCCCGGATTCAAGCTTGAATTCAGCGTAGTCTTTGCCGATGTAGGGGTCGTAAAACTTGTCCGGCCTAGTCAGCTCGTCCGGTCGATATCCGCGCCCCGGATACGAGTCCAGCCTAACTAGGCTCTCGCCCCTGGTCCTGGATCGGATGAATGCCCTCGACTTGGAGCTTAGGCTGCCCATTGTCTCGACGGCGTGTCCGTACTCGTGAACCGCAACTCCAGCGTCGTAGTCTTTCGACAGGCTCACAATGTCGAACGCAGGTGACCAGTTAGAGCGCTGGGTCTCGTGCTCTTGGAGCATGTCCCAGTAGGTTTTCTCTGGAAGGTGGATCTTAGGAGACACAAACGAACCGTAAAACGATTCGACGGCTTCGCGAGCCGGTTTGGTCGCGGTCCCTCCGGCGTACTCCATTGCCGGTACAGTTCTAGATCCGCATAGCCTGGCATGGGATGCCATAAGTTTCGGTGCCGTGTTCAGATCGTCCCAGGAATTCGACAGCTTGGTTTCAGCCACCAGACTATCTAGTTGCCCCTTCGATATCCCAATCCTGGACTTGGCCGCTGGAAGGCCATCAATAATCTCCAGGGCCTCTTTTGCACTAATGCTCTTGGCTCGCTCGTGTAGAGCTCGACCATAGCCAACTTGCGCAGCCGAATCGCCGTACTTCTCGCGGTATTGCTCTTCCCAGTGCTTCGGATCGTGCTCTTTCTTGAGCTTGATCTTGACTGGCTTACGCCGCTTCTCATCGTCAAGCTTCTTGAGGTAGAGCTCTCGGTGAATTACCGGATCGGGTGGAGTCTTGCGATCTACCGGCTTGGGTATCTCTGCCAAGCCCGGAGCTAGACCCCACTGGCCCTCTGGGACATCGGGTGGGGGAGCATTCGTTATCCCCTTCTTTTCGGCGTCAGCGGTCCGTTGTGTGCGAATCGCACTGCGGCATCTATGATGCAACATGGGCGAGTGAGTTAGCCACCACGGGTCAGTGAGTGGTAACCGTGTCCCGTCGCACTTGAGGCAAATATCGGTCTGCCTCGAGTCACGCACTCCATCAAATTCGCCGTAGGGGCGCATAGCCATCGAGCGCGGCTGGCGCATTTGCTCCCACCGCCCAGCGTTGTACGCTTGAAGCGTAGCGTTCTGGTAGATGGTGGATAGGCGCGCGGAGTCCTTGCGTCCCCAGGCTTTCTCTAGCTTGGGACCAATTTCCTTCTTCCAATCTCTAAACGAAGTGCCGTTTTTGATGGCCTGAAGCAGTGACTCGTGGGCGTCATTCACGACGTCCATTTGGGCCACACCTGAGATCCAAAATGCTCGCTGTCTAGCGTAACCTTCGATCAGGTCAGCTTCCTCTCGACTGATGACTCTCCGCTTTGCGAAAGCCTCAGTTGCCTCAGTGAATTCTCCCGGATCGGAGCTCATGTCAAACGCGATACTTCCGCGTGCCATGGCTAATCCTCTTCGAGTTCTTGCTCGATGCTTTCGCGCCCAGCTAATTGGGTCATAATGAGCGCCGCTTCGGTAAGTTTGAGCAGCTTCGATGGTGGAAGTTCCTCTTTGTAGAGAGCGAACATCCGCGCCTTTGCGTCGTCGAAGTCCTCCGAGTCTTCGATGGCCGATAGAATTCCGGCTAGGGTAGGGGCAAGGGTTTTAGCTGCCGATCCGCGCAGGCTATCCTCCACGTCGTCGACGTAGGCCTTACCTCGGGATAGAGCGTCACTCACTTCGCCTTCTGGCCTAGCCTCAGATCGTGCCCTAGCCCTCGCCAGAGCCGCTTTAGCTGCCGCTCCCGTTCCGAGTCCAGTGGTTGGGCTAGCCGCTCGCTCGAAGGCGGGAAACTCGTCCGTTGCCGTTTTGAGAAGCTCAACGCGCCCTTCGACCCAGGCTTTTTGGTTAAGCTGCAGGCCAGCTTCTCGGTACTTTAGAAGGGCTTCCGCGTCAGCCTTACGTGCCTCAGATTGGCCTTTTTTGTCGGTCGGCGGAGTCGTATCCCACTTGGAGTAAGGGGCAATCCAGGCCGCGCCGTTGTAGCGCGCCCAGTAGACTAGGACCTGCTGGCGGAAACCCGTTGCTAGTAGCTCCAAGAGCCCGCGCATGCGCCCCGCGTCGACGCTCTCGTGTACCGACGCTGCCGCCCGTGACCCGCCCGTGACCTCGGTGGTCAGGTTGGTCCCGAGGATACCGATCACGTTTCCGGAGTCGGCTACCTTGATCTGAGCTTCGAAAGTGGTGTAGCTGTTGGCGTCGTCGGTTACGAGCTCGTAGATCCAACCGTGGGGGAGAACCAGGTTCCCGTTCCGGGCCATCGCAGCCATGTCGTTGGCAAGGGCGATCCGCTCCGGTTTCTTGAGCTTATCGGCGCCTTCACCCGTCGACCTGGCAACGTTGATTCCGCCTCCGTGGCGCTCAGATGAGAGGGCCCAGTCGACGATCGCGTATTGCTTGAGCAGCCAGAACATCGCGACTTGGTGGCCGCGAGCCTGAGCGATGCATTTCCACGAGTCGCCAGCTAGCAGGAGAACCCAATTCCCGTCACCGGGTACGATCTGCTCTTCAACTCCCCAAGAATCCGTCGAGTTGGACGCGTATCGGACCGTGAGACCCTTCTGTTGGTCCGCGCGCAAATGACGCAGTGACCACACGGTGATCACTGGAATGCGGCGCCCGGTTTCCTCGTCTAGTTCCCAGCCATCAATGTGGCACAGGCAGGCATTGGCCAGGCCGATCCACGCGACAACCGTGCGGAACTTCTGCTCCGGAAGCATCTTCCACCAGTCGCCATCGAGGGCCTGGACACAGGGGTCGTTTGCTGACTCCTTTGAGTCCTTGCCTGGCAGAAGAAACGTCAGCGGAAGCGTGGTAGCCGAGTAGAGAGTCTCGAGGCACTTCGATACCCGATCGTCGGGCATCATAGCCTCGCAAAGATCGGAGAATAGCGAGAAGTCGCCGTATGACGCGCGTTGACGCGCTAGGGTAAGCTTGCCCGGATCCCACTGCAGAATCGTCGCAGCGCGAGGCTCAAGACGCACCACCGCCCCAGCGTCATTTGGCTGGGTTGGTGTCGTTTTGGGTTTCGCCATGCTTCAATCTATCGGCCGCGGCTCGGGGCTGTTGCGGAGGTGTAGCCCTCCGACGCCCCTTCAGAAATCATGTCTAGCGCCAGCACCGCTGCACTCACGAGATCCCCGTGGGTGTTGTTGCGGTGGGGGGAGAAGATCCGAAGGCCTCCTCCAGAAACTGGGCGCTTCGTTACGTCCCGCAACTGGTTCGTCAGTCGCTGGAACTGCGGAGGAATATGAAGCTTTCGGTTGTGGAGGATGTCCCGAAACTTGGTGTAGGTGTCGGCCTTGGCTTGTTGCCCACCGTCGCACGCCACTAGGTCAACTCCACTCGGTAGATGTTCCTTGGCGGCTTCGTATTCGTGGTGGTCGACCTCGATCTCGCATGACCGGTGACGAATGGCCACCTCGGCGAATTCTTTGACCACCTCCGATAGCTTGAGTGGCTGGCCCTTTTTCGGGTTTTTCTCCACAATCTCAGCGACGTAGTATTCTCCGTCTTGCTCGTGGATCACGACCACCGCGGCCGCATCTCGAACCAGGGCTAGATCGCCCCCAACCCCCACCGTCGCATCCGACGGGGCATTAGTTCTGGGCTCGTACTCCTCATCCACCACGCAGCAATCACGGTCGAAGAATGTGCCGGCCCCAGCCGCCATGAACTGCGCACCGAACTCACGGAGCGCATTGTCTGGGTCGCGGGCTTCCTCACGAGCCACCGCGTCCTTGTTCCGCTGCGTTGGCAGCATGAGCAAGGTGGGCGCCGTAACCGCCATTGCGGTGACCGGATGCCCGAAGTTGAGCGTAAACTCGTCGAACAGTAGCCCCGCCTCAGCCCATGGGGTTGAGGCGATGACTACGAGACCACCGGGGAGTACCCGGGGAGAAACTGCATCGAAAACGTCCTTGTCGTTTACAACAAAGGACCGATCTCGGAAGAACGCGCACTCGTCCAGCACTGCCGAAACGAGCGACTTACCGCGAAGCCCAGCGCCACCACGTCCAGCGGCTCGACAGAGAATCGAGACCGTGTGACCGTCTGGCCTTCGAAGCGCCAGTGAGTCGGCGTTGTCGGCGGTGACCAACCCAGAGAGTTCTTGGTCTGCCGCTACAGCACCTTTGGCGTAGGATAGGGTCTGGTGGGCGAGCCCAAGGTCTGGGGCCACCACGAGGGCAACCGCGACCTCTCCAGGGGCCATCGTAGACAGGTCTGCGTACAAGGCCCGCCAAAGCGAGTAGAGCGCCGAGAGGATATAGGTCTTACCTCCTCGGGCTCCACAGACGGCCACCAGGACCGCCCGCTTCACCGAATCAAACCGCTCGACGCCTCCGAAGAGCTCCGAAGCGATTGAGCGGTCGTGGTCCGGCAGATCTACCGGGTCAATTCCGTCGAACGCAACCGTCGTGAGCACCCGCTGGGCGTCGCTGAGATTGACATTCAGGCGGACACAGAAGGCCTGGAAGGTGGGAGCCGGAGGGCTCTCGGTTACCCTAGTTGAGTCTCGGGCTTGCTCCCGAAGCTTCTTCGATCGCTTCGCCGCAAGCTGCGCCAGCAAATGCATCGAAGAGTTTGGAGGCCGCTTCTGCTCCGAGAACATTCTGGGCCACGTCAAGCATCTTCTCCAGCTCTGCTTCTACCGAAATCTTGACCTGCGACTTGTAGCCGTATCGCTCGGAGAAGCATCTCTCGAGTAGCCAAGCCATCGCCTTCCAGTCGCGCTTTCCGGCCCTGTTTATGGTGGCCAGCATCGATGATTGGGCCTTCGCTTGAGCTTGCTCGACCAGATCGGAGAACTCGACGAAGCGGGCCTCACCGGCGCGCGCGCGAGTCATCCAGATCCGAAGAGTGCGAGAATCGATCCCAACCCCAGAGCAAGCCACCTCGCGAGGTACGCCAGCCTCCAACAACGCAAGAAGTCCCGCTCGGGTCTCCTTGGTTAGCTTGGGTTTTCGCCCCCTAGTGTCGCCTGCCATGTCGATTTATCAACGGGCCAAGGCCCGGTTTCCTGCTGCTGATCCATGAATTGGCTCTGATATGGCCAGCTTACACCTGGAACTAAAAAACCTAGTAAAGTCGGGTAGTTGAGACCACACTTAGCTTGGAGGTTGAACCAATGAACGAAACCGAAATCCTGTGGACCGAGCTCACCTGGAACCCCGCGTCTGGCTGCACCAAAATTAGTGCCGGGTGCAAATACTGCTACGCCGAAAATCTGGCCGAGAACAAGCGAGGAACCCTCGCATTTCCTGTCGGTTTCGACATCGTGTGCAAGCCACACAAACTGGGAGAGCCATCTAAAGTGAAGCGTCCTAGCCTAATCTTCACGAACTCAATGACCGACATGTTCCACGAGAAGATCCCGGACGAGTACCGGGACCGTATTATCGAGGCCATGAAGGCTGCCCCGCAGCACCGCTACCAGGTACTCACGAAGCGCCCGGAGGTTGCTGAGCGGTATTTTTCGACCCGTCGCGTACCCGACTGCATGTGGCTCGGGGTGACGGTTGAGCATCAGCTCACCGCGCACCGTATTGAAACACTGCGACGCGTCAAGGCCCACGTGCGCTACCTGTCGGTTGAGCCTTTGCTTGGCCCGGTTACCCTTGATCTCACCGGGATCCACTGGGTGATTGTTGGCGGGGAGTCCGGATCTCACATGATGGACCCGACCATTGCCGACGCCCGTGGCCTTGCCCGCAAGAACCCGAAGGGGAAGTGGGAGCCACATCCTGAGCATGCGGACTGGGTTCGCGGAGTGCGCGATCAGTCCAACGCTGCGGGAGTACCATTCTTTTTCAAGCAATTCGGCGGTAGCCGACCCACATCATCCGGGCGTCTCCTTGACGGTAGAACCTGGGACGAGATGCCGACTCGGGCCGGGGCGATGCCAACCGGATACCAGCACAAGCTACTGGACGCCGTTGGGGCCGCCTAGACCCTCAAGTATCGCAGCGGAGTAGGTCATTCGCTGACCCCCTCGTCCGCTCCCGTTCCCGTCAAACTGCCACGCCTTCACGATCTTGACCCCGGCTCGCTTTGCGAAACCAAGCAGAGCGAGCCGCTGGAACTTCTCGGCAACTGACGTCAGAGCTGGGACCTTTGGGTAGCACCCGATGAGCTTTGCCATTGAGTGAGGAAGCTCACCAAAGCGGATTTTCATCGAGCAGCCGTCAGTGAGGACTAGCCCGCCGCGTTCGCCCTTGGCCCACTTGCGTCGTGAGGCAAGAATCAAGCATTGGTTCCAAGGGGATCCGAAGGCGTCGAAGTCAAAGACGTTGAATTTCTGCAGGTCCAAGCACCTGAGGGCTAGCCGGTTGTCGCAGCACATACGCGGCATTGGCTCATCGAGAGTGAGTGGGCGCAAGTCGCATCCCGTGTGGCTCTCGGCGTCCGCCCATGCCCCTTGCCACATTTCTCCCAGTCCGGTGAAGCCCTCGAAGACCCGTGCCGCCCCCACCTGTTTCAAGATGGTTCTTCGGATCTCGATCTTCTTGTCGTGCGCGGCTGTCGCGCTGAATACCTTGGTCACCTAGACCTCCGTAGTGGTCACATCAACAGTGACCCCCTGGATCTTGGACAGGTGCTCGCGTAGCAGCTGGACCGTCCGCAGCATCCCTTCGAGCGGACCAGAGACGCTCATGTAGAATTCAGCTTTGGCGTCGGATAGATCCAGCTCCTCGATCTCGGAAGCTTCGCTCTTGTCCTCGTCTGGAGTGAATCCAGCGATTGCCTGGTCTTCGAGACTGAATCCATCCAGCACGCCATTTAGGGCCGACTTGATCCACGGAGCGATCCGGTTGGTCTCGTTATCGGCCAGAGCCAGAAGATTCGCCTCATGCTCTGACAGGTCCGACCTGAAGCGCACCGGAACCAGTCCGGTCTCCATTACCCTTACGGCCCCCGGGTGCCACTTCTCCCGCTGCTTGACTGATGCCGCGTGCCACTTGCGGAGCAGGATGGCGACTGCCTTCTTGCGCCCGTGGCCAGCAATTAGCCTACGTTGTCCCTCTGGGCCGATCCACCCCAAAAGAGGATCTCCCCACCCCAGCCGAATGACGGAGTTGGCGATCGCCGGGGCTGACTTATCGCTGTCCCGAGGGTTGTTGTTCCACTCTGGAAGCTGATCAATCAGAAACCACTCGGCCGCCGGCTCGTTCGTGCGCGGGTCCGGATCATTTTCACCAACAGGCACATTTTCAGCCTCTTGGAGTTTCGCTTTTTTGCTCACGTTCCCTCCGAGACCAGCCTCAGAATCCCATCCCAACCTTGACTCTCACCCTCGTCTCCCCGCACTGGTCGCAGGGCTCCGGGAGCACAACGTAGTAGGTCAGGGCCTTCGGGTCGCTTACCGTCAGCTGTGCCCCTTTGGGTACGTCCCTCTCGCAGTGGCACCAGACACACTGGCACTGGATGCTGAGCTCCAGTCTGAAGCTTGGTTCCGTCGGTCTGGTGAGTCTCACCTGCCGATCCTACCGCATACAGGCCCAGCCCGCCCCCCTCCCTGACGGTTCCCCCCAGCCCCATATGATATGCTGCTGGAAATGGCCGCTATGACCGCTAATTCAGCCAATGGTGATGCTCCTTCGGCTTGTTTTCTGCGGATTTGTCGAGTCTTCAAGGCGTCCGATTCGGTACTGAACCGACCTCATGTCCGACTCTAGGAAGGTTACCCGCTGGGCTACCTCCTCGGCCCTAGCTTCGAGCTCCCCGGACAGGACCAGCCCAAGACCGCGCGGTGATACCTCCCAGCCACGGGCCCCTGGAAGCCGGTGAAGAATACCAGCTGACTGGTGCGCCTGGTGCAACTCGTGGAGCCTTCGACGAGCCTGCCGCCGGCTTAGCCCCATCGCTTCTGCCGCCTGGGCAATGGTAAGCCTGAGCACCTGGTTCACCTGGACCGTCTTGATGGCCATCAGAACGGCCCCCCTTCGAATCCGGTACGATGACTCCGCTCCTCCCGATCCACCCTCACCCGGCAGTCCCACCAGTCCTCATGGGCGCACCTGGAGGCGACCTCTGCCATTCGCTGCCACTTCGTCCCCGAGGTGGACCACCTGGGGATAGCCTGGATTAGTTCCGTTGTCTGTCCAATCTCATCCGCCAGCATGAGAGCCAGCCCCGACAGATCCCCGAGTCGCCCATGGAGCCCAACCGGTAGCTTCGACGGCTCCAACCGGTAGATCGAGACCGCGTGGATACGGTGGGCGTAGGACACCTCAGCCCAAGACCTAAGGCACTTGGTGGCTCTTCGAACCATCCGCATAGATTCGAACTCGTTCAGCGGGAATGGGTCGTCGTGGGCTCGACCGACTCCGGCTGTTCCTTTGCATCCGCTAGTTGCTCCGCGTTCGATTGACGCAATCAGGCTCGGGTGCGACGAGCGCTCACCGAGGATCGAGGGGGACTCTAGGAGGAACCACGCGAGCTCGTCGCAATGGGGGGCGCCGTTTCTGCTTGCTCTTCTGGTCAAGTTCGTTCACGCTCCTTCTGCTCGTCCTTTCGTCCCCCCACAAAGACAGCCCACGGACGCCCTGGCCAACCACCGGGGCGTTCGGCTATTTGGTGGTTCAAACTGGTCATATTGTCCACCATCAAACGTCACGGCCACACCCACTTCACTAAGAAGTAAATTTCAACTAACGAGATTCCAAGACAAAACCCACTAAACATCGCCTTTCGTGACGCTTTAGCGATTTCCAATTTGAATACGATCTCTGGGATCATCTTGGTGCTAGACGGGACGAACCTCAGGCCTTTGAATCGCGTTGACCTGTCGCGTCCTCCGTAAAGCGGGGGACTCGCTTGGCCATCTCAACCTTCCAGGTCACCCGAACGGGCCCTCTTCAATCATTCTGGCGATAGTCCTGGCAATTTCCGACTCCCACGTGCCGTCGCCTGGATTGATAACCTCTACGCCTTCCGCGAATGGCTCGTAGGTTCCGGTTGTTGTCTCGACAGGGGAAGGTTCACACGGGTAAGGAATCTCCCTCACCCCAGTGACAACCGGATGGCTTGTGAAGTCGTGTTTGATTAATTCGTCCATTATCCCTCCTCTCCCATCTGCTCCAATAGCTTCTTGAGAAACGGAGCAATGATCCCGCGCAACGGGTCCTTCGAGTTGAGCGTCGCCTTGATCATGTCTCCCGTTCTCTCAAATGGACCGCCCTCGCACTCGGCCGTTACTGATGCCAACATTTCGGCTTGTTCCGCTGCCGAAATGTGTCCAATTCTCCCTTGTGCCTCCCTGATCTTTGCTTCCAGAAAGCGGCGCTCCAGAATCTTGCGCTTGCTCACGTTTTCCCCTCCGGCGGGTCGAGGTAGAGATGGTCTGGAACACTGAACGTTCCTACCCAACAGTGGCGCATACTGCAGTGGACCTGCATAGAGCAGCACGGAATATCCCATCGGTATTCGCTACCATTAGCGCTCCACACATGCTGCGCTTGATCCTTCACCATCGCAACGATGGCCTCTTCGCGGGTGACCCTGCGGCGAGGTTTGGGGGTTGGCTTGATGGTGAGAGGGAAACAGACATTGCGCACCCAGTTGTCATGAGGGGTGTCCTTCCAGAAAAGATCAACCTGACAACCATCCGCATCCACAACGGTCTTCCCGCACTTGAGTGCGTTAAGTATTTCATCGGAGGTCGCCGGCTTCGGTTCTGGCTTGGGTTTGTGTACGGCGATGAGCCACTGATTCTGACTCTGTATCGAATTGCTATCCCACCCCTTGGACACATAATTCCACGAACAGAATCTTTCACCAATCAACGCGAACCAGAACCCGCGGGTTCTGGACCACACCGGATATCCGTCAATCATGCACTGAACCGCCGCCTTGGTTGAATCAAATGTGCCCTCCCTGCCTGGGCATTCCCACTCGCTCGGGTCGAACTTCTCAAGGTCTGGCTTTGGGTTGGTCATACTATCGATTTCTTCCTTCCACTCGTTGAACCACACTTTTGAAAATCTCGGCGAACCGCAAGTCATAATGTGACGTGCAAGATCCCGGCACATATCCTCTGTTTTGCCGCATTGTCTTCCCATTACGTAGACGTATTGGCCGCTCACTATTTCATCCCTTCGCAGCTGTTGACGGTTTTGTCCCAATCCCCTTGCGCGTGAAGCTGGTACGCAACTCGAATGAACTCCATAAATTCCTCATTGGCCTAGTTCCAAACACTCTGGACACCGCATTTTGCGTGTACCCACGATCGTGATCGTGTCGCCGTACCATCCACACTTCCAGCTCATGGTGCCATCGTCACCCATCTGGGTCTCTAGACTCATGCATCCCCCGCACCTGAGCCGCGCGTCTTCACCTTTGACTCTAGGCACCGGATCGTGGTTGTTGAGTCGAGTCCCGTCAGGTCGGCGCCTGATTTTCTCACCGGTCGACGCTGCGGAGTTTGGGGCCTTCCGGTGATAGCGCTGGACGTAACCATGGCTTGGGGTGTCGCACGCCGGTTGATTGGGGCGAGATCGGTTGTAGGAGGGGGTCATCCGTAGCTCCGATCTTCGTAGACGTCGTTGTCGAGGGAAGCAAAAAGGTCATCCCTCTGTTCGATCATTTTTTGGTTCTGCACGATCTCGTGTACCGGTCGAAGCTTCGACGGTACGGTGATACCATTTGCCCTGGCTCGCATCCAGTGAAAGTGGCGTTCGAAATCCCACAGAACCAGGCCATTGGCTTGGTGCGGATCGAATCCAACCAAGCGCTGGGCTAGTCCCTGCATCTCGTCACCGTGCTTCCGGTCTAGACATGCCTGCACGAGAGCGATCCTGGCCTTACGACGTTCAACTACCTTCGCGGCTTGCTCTTGTTGTTTATCCCTGACTATTTCATCGGAGTCTCGCTCTGACACGAAGTACAGACGAGCCAAGATGGCAGCCAGGTATCTGGTCTCGACGTACCGTAACTTTTCGAGACCCAGTACGCTCAGCACTCTCGTCCCTGGGTTTCGGCACTCGGCGTCGAACGGGTAGTTTCGATCGACCCAATCCGCCCAGTCTTTTGCGTTTTGGTCCGTGTGGACGTCTAGACTCGGGTGCTCTTCAGGCATGGCGCTGTCCCTCCAATTTCTTCCGTGATGCAGCAGCCGACGCCGCAAGTTTCTCTAGCTCTGCCTCCCACGCCGCATCGGACGGCTTAGGCACTAGTCGACGAACCACCTCGGGAGTGAGCATGGTTAGTCCCACCCTGGATTGGTTCGCTTGCTTGGCGAACCACGCGTCACCACGGCTAGCCCTGATGGCCCCGAGTAGCGTCTCCTGGTCCACACCTGCCGAGTAGAGCTCGACCATGGCCTGGACTCCCTTGTCACGCGTGTAGTTTCCGAGGATTGGCCTAGCCAGACCCCAGGTCCGGTGGAATAGCTCAGCCGCCTCGATGAGCTCCGGCCAGCACTGTGGGGTGAGCATCGACAGCCAAGTCGGATCCCCCTGGTGATTTTGGACCTCACGGGCTCGATCCGTGAGCGGCTTACCAACGGCTTCGAGCTGGGCCTCGGTTGGGCGCCTAACGGTGGGGGCGTCGGGTATGACCAGGATGCCCCGTCGTGGCACAGATTCGACCTGTGGCTTCGTTTTGGTAGGGGGGGGGCCACTCTGGTGCGGGGTTGGTTCCTTAGGCTCATCTGAGTCCCGTCTAGGCTCTGCGGTGCCCAAAGCAACTTGCTGCCGCTGCCGGATCTGCTCAGGTGACTTCGGTTGCTCGGTGGCCGTTGGCTCGCGCGTGTTTTCTTCTCTTCCCCTGAGGGGAAGATCAGAGATCAGAGAATAAGAAGGCGTGGGGACACCGCTTGTAGTCACAGTGGTGTCACGCTTGCCGTCACACCTGCCGTCACGGGTGGTGTCACGCTTGCCGTCACGCTGTGACACACCCCGGTTTTGCCGCTTTCTGTTGCGGTTTGACTCTCTCCAGGCAATCACCTGGTCACGGGAGCTAGAGTGGTCGAGGTAGTCGTGTAGATACCAACCCGTGTCGGCTCTATGCAGGAGATTACACTCGGCTAGACAGTTTGTTGCCCTGATTCTTGATCGACTGTCCGTTGGGCCGCGGATCTCGCTCATCATGTCGTCGGGAATGAAGCCGTCCGAAAGCTGCTGGGAGCAGTAGGCACGGAGCCCCAACCACAGGTGCACCACCGCGCTCCCACCCTTGGCTACCGCCCGGATGAACTTCGGGTGATTCAGGATCTGGTCGTCCAGTTCGATCTTCACGCCGCCACCGCCTTTCCAGCGTACCGGTGCGCCAAGGCCTTCACATTGATTCCTCCTACGTCTAGGTTTTCGAGCTTCTGGCCCTTAGGATCCATAACACCGTCCGCCTGCGCCTTCTTGAGCCCGAGCACGTCCGAGACGATCGGATCCGATCCCTCCTCGGCGATCAGGAAGTAGGCGAACACGGGTTTCTTCTGGCCGTCACGGTGAACGCGTCCAACGTCCTGCTCGTGGACCCCTGGGGACCAGTCGAGCTCACCGAATACCACTGTGCTGCAACACGCCTGGAGGCCATCCAGACCGGCCCCTGCCCGCAGGGACATAACCAGGATCTTCGCGTCACCGGCCAAGAACTTCGCCTTTGCCGCATCCTTCTGTGTCGGGCTCTCACTCCCGGTGTAGAGCACCGGAGACAGATCCTTGAGCTGCTCCATCCATAAGTCGTAGACAGCGCGGTGCCACCCGTAGAGCACCACCTGCTCTCCACTCTCGACCAGTAGCCGGACGAAGGCAGCCACGTAGGGTGCCTTAGCGATCCCAGTGGCTTGACGCACGAGCCCAGATAGCTCGTCGGAGGCGTGCATCTTGGCTCCCCTCTCACTCTCCCCCTCGGCCAGGATGATCCGAGCCAGCTCCGCAGCGGGGCCCTCAATCGACTCGAGGACTTTCGCGTTGGTCTCGACGGTGTGGGGGATCTTGGTGAGGGATGGTAGTTCGCGCCCAACCTCTGCGCGGGTGCGCTGTAGCATGATCCCAGCGTCGCGGGCGTAGGTTCCGAAGGCCTTTGGGTCTTGCAGTGAATACGATTTGGCGTTGGCCTGTTTGCACCACTCTTCAATAAATTCCGAGCGCGCCCCGAGCCTTCCAGGGATAACGCACTCGAGCACCGAGAACAGCTCGTCGCCGTAGTTGTAGATCGGGGTAGCTGTTAGTCCCATCCGATACGCGGCCTCCGCCGAGATGGCCTTGGCGGCCGCGTATTTTGCGGACTCGTCCCTACGGAGCTCTTGCGCCTCGTCGTAGATCACGGTTCGCACGAGGCCCTTCAGTGTGGAGGTCCATCCTGAAAGCTTGTGATAGTTGCAGATGATAACGTCGGGGGTCTCTGGGGTGAGAAGAAGTTGGCCTGGCTTGTGTCGCTTCGTCGCGCGCAGGTCGTAGGGCGTTCCCTTCCGTAGGACGTGGGTGACGAGTCCAGGGGCGAACTTCCTGATCTCGCGCTCCCACTGGGTAGTCAGGTGGGTCATTGTCACCACCAGGGCGGGCCTACACTCAGCCTTCGACAGCAGACAGATCCCTGAGCACGTCTTACCAAGACCCAGATCGTCCGCGAGCAACAATCCGCCCTGTGCAAATGCCACGTCCGCAGCTACCCTCTGATACTCGCGAGGCTGCAGAGCTAGCTTGTAGTCTCCTCCCTTCCGCACGCCTGAGATAAGATCGAAGACCAGTGTCTCTCGGTCCTTGTGCTTCGCCGACTCTCCCGTGAGCCGCCCGCGGTCGGAGTCCGACAGAACCATGGGGAACCGCTGTAGGAACCACTCGAGTTCTCGGCTCGTCTCGATGGTGTTGGAGATCGAGATCGTCCCGTGCTGCTTGCGCGACACGCGCGGGAAGACGCGCTTTAGGCGCATCACCACGTGTGGCTCACACTCGATACGCCAGTTCTTGCCGTCCTTCGAAAGCTTCAGTTCCCCGTACGTTTTCATCAGAAGGATCTCCCAAAGCAGTAGGACATCACCGGCTTCCCGCTGAGACTTCCGGGAAGCATCCGCAGGCAGTTGCGAGTGAACGACAGGGCCAGGATCTCCTCGACCTGCTGACTCTGCGCGTATCGCTGTAGCTGCCGTAGCAGGTCCGCAGCTGAGCACTTAACCTTCAGCTCGATCGCGATGCTTCCCACCATGAAGTCAACCCGATCGGTGTCTGTCAGCCTCACCTCCCGCACGTGTGGGACGCCAATTCCCTCGAGGAAGGCCCCCAGACTCTCCTGGTAGGCCTCCTCGGAGGGGAGAGCCGGTGGCACCCATTCTCGGCAGATCCGGCAGTAGAGAGCGGCGAGATTCATGGCGCAAGGCTCCGGGCGAACGCGACTGCATCGTCAGCGTTGTCCACCACAGCGTTGGGGATCTGGTGTTGGCAAAGCCACGACGCGAAGCTCAACTGCTCATCCGAAAGCTTGCCCATCACAGGCTTCCCGTCTGGACGCTTCACCTCGATCCAGGCATAAGGGTGGAGCAGAAGGAGATCGAAGGTGCCCTTGGGGTGGAGATGGAGCACCCCTCCAAAGAACCCTTTGGCCATGCCGGAGTTGCACCGATGCGCCACGAAACCCGCGGCCTCGAGCTTCGTTAGGCACTCCGTTTGCAGCTGGGTCTCTGTGGGCCCCTTCGATCTCCCTGGCTTGGCCATCAGGGATCCACTTCCTCGGAATCCTCGTCGGTCTCGAATACCTCGTGACTCGGTTGTTCCTTCTGCTCTTCGCTGTCCGCCTCCTCTGGCGAAGAATCATCATCCGTGCGCAGTGACATGAGCACCACGACCCACCGCGGCTGCTCCTCATCTGACAGCGCCGTTAGGGTGTCCACCTCGACGTAGAGCGGTTGCGCTCCATTCTCCGGCATCCAGATCCGACAAGCGTCGGAGCCAGTCGCTTTAGCCACCTTGCGGAGCAATTCGAGCAGTGATGTAGCCACATTTAGGCACCCGACACTGACGCTGTTCCGGTCGGGTCGAGACGGGATAATGTGATCGATCGCGAATAGTTCACCGTTGGTGGCTGTGTGGGACAAATCGAAACGTCCTCGCTCGGTTGAGGTCTCGATGTCGCGGATTAGTGCGTCCTTCAGTCCTCGCTTCTTGGTTAGGCACAGGATGAGTTCGTCGCTATTTCCTGCTGCCTTCAGCACCGTGCCGAGTACGTCCGCTGGGATCTGCCAGGCATCGGTTGCGTCAGACGGTTTACCCGATCCGTCGAAGGTGAGCCCGTGGTGATAGATGGCCGAGATCCCGTTGGTGGCCCATGCGAGCAGCTTTCCGCGTTCGAGCTTGATCGAGATTCCCGTGAACTTTCCCGACTTCTCTCCGCAGAACTTCAGCAGTGCCGCGAACTCGAGCTTGCTTCCGCTGATTCCAACGTTGTCTGTGAATTGCACGTTAGTTCCCTCACTTCTCCGCTTTCGCGGCACGAGTCTTCTTGGCTTTGGGAGTACGCTCCCAAGCCTTGGTTTTGCGCGAGTCCCAGTGCCAAGCGGTTCGCCCAACGATCCCGAAACCGAAGCACGCCAGGATCAGGCCCTTTGGGTATGGGTCACTAGACCCGACGAACTGAATACGGTCGGTGAGCTCAAGCACGTGGGAATTGGGTAGGGCGATCTGCTGGAACCAGTTCGAGTCAACCGACGCAGGAACCAGGAAGAAGCTCCACGCCTGACGGTGCTTGCACTCGCGAGCGATCTTCTCTGCCCACAACGGGATGTGCTCAAACTCTGGATTCAGCCACGCGTTACCAGTGAGCCTGCTCCAATCCTGTTCGAGCGAGTTCTCTCCGATTGCTGACCCAGGACCGAAGTAGCGTGCGCACACGTGATTTCCAGCGTGCGCAGCAAGGTCCGTTTTTATGATCCCGAAGCGGGCCTCAACGGTATCGAGGAACTCTCGAGGGGTACCCAGATCCTGGGCGCTCTTGTGGCGCGCGAATCCAGCGCCTGATTTTTTGCTCACGACGCAGCCTCCATCGCGTTGAGGGATTCGAGCGCTAGCTCCAAGCCCTTAGGGGTCAGAGTCACCCAAAGGGAATCGAGCCCTGTTCCTCGCGTCTCGACGTATCCGTGCTTGACGCCTTCTGGCACGGCTGAACAGAGGTATGGGTTCTCAATGAACCGGTATCCGCGGGACGTACCCACGGAGTCTATCCACGCTGTGTCGGCCAGGTAGTGCAGGAGAGCGCAGAGGGAGTGGGTCATAGGGTATTCCCGGTTTTAACAAAGCGTCCACGAGGCTTCTTTTGGACACTCAAAGAATCCGAGTTGGCCCTTGCATGGTGCAAACGGAAGCGGTCGCGGCTCTCTTGGCCCCTTGGCCATGCTCCCGCTCAGCGCGGAGAATGTCGGAATCGTTCCGGTTTCCGGCTTTGATCTTCTTACGGATTAGCTCCCGGCAGTTACTTGGGTCTGAGTATCCGAGCCAGCTACCCAAGTCGATATCGCGCACCCGGCGCGCCCGGTCAGGGAAATCATCGGACGTTGGTAGCCCTTCGGTTGATGTGAGATCCGTTTTCTTGTTCATGGTTCCTCCACCTCCTCCGTCGGCTCGTTCCCACTCACCGGATCAACTCGCTTGCACTGGTAGTGCGTTACAGGCCAGTGTTTACGATCGGTCCAGAACGGATGCGTTGCGGGCAAGATTCCTGGGGTGTCCGTGCAAACACTATGACTACCGCCCGAGCACTCTGAGTCATCCGTTTCTCGCCCCGTGCGCCACTGCTGGAGCTCGGCTCGAAGCCGCGCGTTTTCCTCGAGTAGGGCGGCGCGTTCGAGGAGCCATTCGCACTTGGCCTCGTCGGACAGCTCCACGCATTCGCGCGCAAGGTTGAGGGCGAACTGCGAGGCATCATCGAATTGCCGACACAGCTGCTTGGCGCGCTCGACGGCCGCAACCAGCATATTGATCTCAACAGCATCAGGTGGTGGCGGCGGTTCCGTCGGAGCCTGCTCTGGGTCGAGCCTCGTCTCATGCTCGCTCTGGTCCGGATCCTTGCGCCACAGGACCGCGGAGAAATGCGGGTGACCTAGCGACACGGATGCCAGCTTGTGCGCCTCCGTGGCGAGACGCGCCTTGACTCGCGCGGTATCGGCTGCGTACGTTCCGAGCCACCAAACAGGGTTAGACTCGGGGGATTCGAGAGTGGTCATGGATTCTGCTCCGTTTCTCGCTTAGCGATCTCTCGCTCCAGGTACCATTTGGCTTTCTTCAGATCCTCGAGTCCACCCTTGAGATCGGCGCGCCAAACGTACTTGATTACGTTCCCGAGATAGAATCCCATGTGCTCTACGATGGTGATGCACTCGATTCTAGAGGGGTGCCCGGTGTAGTGCTCTGGGTGGTTTACAGGGTCGGTCACGAGTGCACCGTCCCGCCTGCTTCGATCTGACCGCATCCGTTTCGAGACGCTCTTGGGTCGAAGACGATCACATCAACCTTGAACGATTCACCGCACACGCACGGGGTTTTCTTGGGTCTTCGATGGGGCATTCCAAAGCACTTCGGGCACAGACTAGACGTGTGAGGTCTAGCGTGTCGGCACATTTTGCAGTTACGATCCTCGCCACGAGCGGTCAGTTTTGCGACATCTAACAGACACTGCAGGGTGATGGTTTGCTCCGCGCCGCATTTCGCACACCGCACATTAAGCACGGTTCCGTAGACCTGCCCGGTATACTCATTGGTCACAATGTACGGCCCGAATTTGTCTCCGATTCGGTATGTTCTGATCTTGGGATTTGGCATCGTATTTTCCGTTCGAATCAAAGGCAAAGATCCGACATGGTGAATCCGTCAGAATCCTCGAGTAGCCACCACGCTAGCAGGGCGGCGAAGGTGTCGCGTAATTCTCGGGAGTCCATACTATCCCCTCCGCTGTCGCCAGTGCCAAATGTCGAGGCCATCCTCGACCACGAATCCCACGAGACCGTCCACCGTGAGCGCGTAGAGCGCCCCCTGGACGGCTTCGCCAGTGACCCAATTTTGCACTCGACCCTGATGTTTCAACGAGGTCTGGCAGGACCTCAGCACGGCTCCTAGGGGGCTGGCGCCGTAAGTCTCAAGGGCTAGTTTGATGGCTTGCCGAAGCTTCGCTTTGCGCTCTTGGGTGAGCGCCGCGAAGGCTTCACGCGCCGTGGCCATGCCCGTCATGGCTTCGACCGCCAGTTGTCGTGGGTGCGCCAGACTGTGATCGCGGTTGCGACAATCTGGGCGAGGCCGATGCCAACAGCGATCCAGATGAGGATTTTCCAGGTCATTATAGGTCCGCGGACCCTAGCGCGTTCGATTGCGACGCGCAACAAGAAAAGTTGCAGCTTGCAATCCTTCCCGCGACGCGCTAGGTTGCCCGAGCATGCCACCGTCAGTACATTGGACAGACCAAGACCACTCCGCACTAGAGAGGGCGGTCAGCGAATTTCACACCCAGCTGGCCGCGAGCCGGGAGCTTGGCTTGTCCAGGTCCCGTCTCTGTCGCTACCTCGCCAAGCGCTCATCTCCCCGGGATTTGCTGGTTATCGTTCCGCTACGCCGCAGGATTTCCGCCATAATTTCACGCGGTCAAAAAGTTCGAGCCAAAAACAAGGCCAAGCGTGAGTGATTGAAAGAAAGTTGTTGCGGGTCGCAACGGGATGGGTCAAGGTTTGGTTGTCAGCAGGGAGAACAGAACGATGACCACCACCAAGACAAACAACTCCGCCCTCACCGTCAAGCTCCTCAGCCAGAAGATCCAGGGACACAGCTACACCGACGGGTACGCCGCGGTCTCCGCCCTCGACTCCACCTACGGCCTCACCCGGGACCAGCGCTACCAGCTGTCCGCACTCATCCGGGCAGAGTACCCGGGCTGAGAGAGCCAGCCGCACACAGCCCCCGCGCCGCAAGGTCCGGGGGCTTGAGGGGTGTCATGGGAATAGCAGCATACAACCGTGGAAGTCGGGCTCTTTCGGTTCGACTCGACAGAGAAGCTACACCCAATGAGATCATCCTCATGCGTGACCTCAATTCAGAGCCACGCAACGACTCAGCTTTGACCCCGTTCGGAGAGATTGTTTTTGTGCCAAGCCACGGAGGCTGGTGGGCAATGTGCCCAGTAACTGGGTTCGGTTTTTGGTTTACAACACTGCGGTCGGCCGTGCGCGGATTTCGCGTGACGATCGTAGGGGTCAGGTTTTCGCACGGTGATTCAGAGTTTCGAGCCATTCCCGGCATGGTGGCCTAACCAAACGTCAAAATAACCCCACCCCGCACTCTCCAAGCTGACACGACTCCTATCGTCGGTTCGAACCCGACCCGCTGCACCGAAACTAGGGAAAGGAAAATCAGATAATGATAAATGTTGGCGATTTCGTAGTGATGAAGGGGACAACCAGGTATTTGCTCGTCACGTATATGCGCGGAGTGTTCCCGGAATATCGTTATGGTATAGAGTGGCTAGATCGTAGCGCAGTAAAGCAGTGCGCGTTCCTACCTGGAACGTGTTTGGATCTGGTGGAAGATATCGGCAGTCTAGATCCATCACTCGTCACGCTACCGACCGTTGGCGAACGTGTGCGTATGCGCGGACACGGAACCCCGATGGTGGTGACCGAGCAGAACGGCGAGCACGGCACAGTCACATGTGCCTGGCTGTCAGACAACTTCGAATTTAGGACAGACCTATTTCACCCGCGCGAATTGTGCGGAGCGTTCAGCCCGTAACCTATGCAGCCACTCACCGCGCAGGCGGCACCGGATCACGACCGGAGAGTGGCGCAAGACGCACACAGATCGTCAACAGCTCAGAGGGCCACCATGCAAGCACTGGTCATTTTCATCGTCAAATCAGACTCAGCCCGCCCACCGCGCCGACAGGTAGCCGCTGGCAAATTAGGACCCGGGATCGCTCGGATCGTCCTCGATGAGCTCTATGCAGAGCGCGAGGGAATCGTCGAGACCAATGGCGTCGAGGTGGAGGTGGCCAATGGCTGAGCGTGAAACTTACCAGGCCCGTCTCGAGATCGAACGTGAGTCACGCGTCCAGCGAGTAGCCGAGGGGCGGAGAGAGCACGTACGCGTGGTGGAGCGAGACGACGGAACCGTCTTGCTTGAAGCCATCGAGGATGGAGGGCGCACCGTATGCGTGAGGCTCGGGCACATGCAGCACGCACAGCTAATGTTGGATTTGTTCGCGGCTTGGGAATTGAGGAAGTCATGAGAATTGAACACGACGAGATATGTGATCGATGCGGTGGGACCGGTCTCTATGTCGGAATGGCCGAGCACGACGGTTTTTCTGTCGTGTGCAACCACTGCAAGGGGACCGGGTGCTATCACTACATCCACGAATTCGAGCCATTCGAGCGCCGCACGCCACGGGCAAACGTGCTGCGTGTCCTGCAAACCAATCCGGGAATGGTCGTCGGTACCATCGGCAGGGGGACGATTTACCCCATTGACCACTTCGGTGGACTAACTTACGACGAGTGGCTCGAAGGAAAACCATTCTCGCGCGGAACCGAGATTAGGTGCTCCACGTGCCCGGCGTGGTGGTACCAGTCGGCCGACTATAATCGGAAACCGGACTGGGACGAGTGCATTGGATTCGGATCATTCAGCGGCTGCAAACACTTTGAAAACAAGGCCAAGTGCTGGGAGAGGTTCGACCGCGAGCAGGAGGAGAAACCGTGAGAAGCTCGACGCCCCCCGGGGTCCCCCCGAAATTCACTGTGACGAGCGAGGCTGGTGACATCGACGTCACGGTTCGCGCGTCGCTCACTCCCAACGATGCACGCACGCTCGCGCGGCTCCTGCTGGTATACGCGGCCCGTGCCGACGCGTGGCGCGCCGGCATCATCGGTCAGCTCGTTGACTCGAGCGGATCGCTCACCGACCACGATGGGGCCATCGAGCACTAGGACGTTGCCGGACTTCGCAGCTACTCACCAGTGCGCAATGGTGGGCCTGCTGAACACCGGGGCCTCGCCGACCTAATCGGCGCGCCGGGCACCGTCTGTCCCGACTGTAGTCACCACGCGGTGACCCGCAGCCGTGAGGGTTTCAGCTTGAGGCAACCTGGCTGGAGCCTTCACTGATGCGGAGGAGATGAGAAGATGAACGAACTTCTACGAATCACAGATGGAGAGTACCGGCACGGATACGCCGGTCCCCCTGCCCTACACCAGAATCTGGTTGGGCTCCTGCTCGACAAGTCCGAGTACCACGCTTGGTTGAATCATCCACTACTCGGCGGGAAGAATCGCGTTCCCACCAAGTCGATGGACGACGGAACAATCTCCCACGCGATCACGCTCGGGCAGCCGCTTGACGATGTGGTAAAGTTGGACTTCGACAGCTACCGAACCAAGGCCGCTCAGATCGCGCGTGACAACGCGCACGAAGCCGGAAAGACTCCGGTTCTTGCCAGGGATCTTGCCAAGCTTTACGAAGCCGCAAACGCCTGCACTCGGCAACTCGCTGCGGCTGGGTGGTATCTAACTGGAGAATCTGAGAAGGTTCTCGCGTGGACCGCTGAGGATTGCCCATGCCGGGCAAGGCTCGACCATGTGATCGTGAGTCGCAACACCATCCTTGACCTCAAGTTCGTTGGTGAGGGAATGGCTCACCCGAAGGAGGTCGACGACAAGATCCTCAAATTCGACTACCGCGTCCAGGCTGCTGCGTATACTGAGGGATACGAGCGTTGCGGTCTCGGAGACTTTCCTGACTACCGCATCGTCTCTACAGAGATTGCCTCACCGTACATCCAGACGATCACAAAACTGTCAGGTGAGCGCATGCAGATCGGGCGCTCCCGCTGGATGCGAGCGAAGCGGCTTTGGGTTAAGTGCCTGGAGACCAACACTTGGCCGAACTACGGCCGCACAGACCACGTGTCCTACGGCAAGCCGTGGGAGCTCACTCAGGAAATGGAGAACAGTGACGATGAGAACCTTTGAAGACAAGCCCGCAGCGCGGGGAAACATTCCGATTCTGTTAGGCCTAGCTGGGCCTTCTGGTAGCGGCAAAACGTGCTCCGCCCTCCGGTTGGCAACCGGAATGCAGAAGGTTGTAGGCGGAGAGATATTCGTTATCGACACCGAGAGCAATCGTTCGCTTCACTACGCTGGAGGACAGTTCAAATTCCGTCATCTTCCCTTCGTGGCTCCGTTCTCTCCGCTCGACTACCTAGCCGCGATTGAGCACTGCGTCAAGAAGAGCGGCAAAACCATCATAATTGACAGCATGAGCCACGAGCATGAGGGCCCCGGTGGAGTGCTGGAGATGCACGACGCAGAGACCAAGCGGCTCGCTGCGCTGTGGAAGTCGACTACGGAGGCGGCTCAGTTTGCGGCATGGTCAGAGCCAAAGTCTCAGCGCCAGCGACTCATCAATACTATCTTACAGCTCGGGGTAAACGCGATATTCTGCTTCCGGTCGAAGGAGAAGACGAAGCCAAACCCCGACAAGACGGCAGCGAAGAAAGACAAACTTCTTAGCCTCGGATGGATGCCAATCTGCGGCGACAATCTGATCTACGAAATGACCGCCGCTCTGCTACTACAACCGGGCTCAAAGGGCCACCCGACGATCCGCTCGTCTCGCCCCGGCGAGCAGCAGTGGATCAAGATCCCCCGCCAGTGTGAGGCCATCTTCACGGGTCAGCTGAACGAGAAGATGGGCTTTGAGTTGGCCACATGGGGAGCCGGTAAGACCGAGACGCCGACGATCACGGACACGCCAGCCGAGCCCCGGCCGGCTGCGGAAGAAGATGATCAAGACGTTCCAGTAGTGAGAGGCAGAGGACTCCTAGGTCGCGCCGCTCTCCTTGAGCCGGTTCCGGTTGAAGAAAATGTTCCAGAAATGCGCGAATCCGGAGAAGAGCCATGACCCAAGCGATCACAATCACCGAGCCCGTCAACGACGCTCTGGCCGAGTTTGAACTCACGCCGCAGTCAATCGCGGCCATGGGCGAGAAATGGCTGGCACTGCAAAGCGTCGACACCAAGACGCGCGCCGAGTGCGGCAGTGCGCGAAGCATACTCGTGTCGACACGAACCAGCATCGACAAGCGCCGAAAGGAGTTGAATAGCGACGACCAGGCGCGGATCGATCTAAGGAACTCGACCGCCAAGTTACTCACTGCTGCGATCAAGCCGTACGAGGACCACCTGGACGCCACAATCGAGGCCTACGACGCTGCAAGGAAGGCTGAGAAAGAGGCTAAAGCGTCGGCTATCCAGAAGGAACTCGACGACCGTATCGCGGCACTGGCGGCAGAAGCGGCCGAGAATTCCAGGGTAGCGCGCGAGGCAGAGGAGAAGCGGCTTGCTGAGGAAAAGGCCAAGCTGCAGGCTGAGCGCGAGGCCTTCGAGGCGGAACAGCGCAAGGCCAAGATCGAAGCGGAGATGCGAGAGGCCGAGGCGCGCAAGGTCAGGGAGGCAGAGCTGGCCGAGCAGCGGCGCATCCAGGCCGATACGGACAGGCGCAACCGGGAGGCACAAGCGCTTGTCGACGCCGAGAACAAGCGTAAGCAGGATGAGCTGGACGCACAACTCGCCGCGGCGAAGGCTACTAAGGAAGCTGCCGAGGCCAAAGCAAAGGCGGAAGCGGACCGGATCGCGGCCGAAGCGAAGACCAAACAGGACGCGATCGACAAGTCCAACCGAGAAGCCAAGGAAAAACTCGAAGCCGACCGCGCAGCACTCGAAGCCGAGAAGGTCCGCGTAGAGGCTGCCAGAATCGCCCAGGAGAAGGCCGAGGCAGACAGGGCTGCCACTGCCAAGGCCGAGGCTGAACGCCTCGCGCAGGAGGAACTGGACCGGGTGGTGGCGGAGAAACGGAAGGCGGAGCTCGACGCGGCGAGGCCGGATGCAGAGAAGCTGGTGGCGTACGTCAAAGCAGTTGAGGCCGTTCCGGTTCCCGAGATGACTACCGAGGATGGTCTTGCTGAGCTCCAAATCATCGCATCATGGATCGGTTCTGCCGGACCATATGCAGAGCGGTTTTTGAGAGAGACCAACGGCGAAACGGTACCGGTTGGGGAAGGTGAGTTCTGATGTCTGACCAAATCGAAACAAGCATTTCCAGGTTGCTTGACGCGCTGCGAACATCGGCGCCGGGATTGTTGGAGTCAGCGGCGCGGGCCGAATACATCTCGGCAATTTCAAGCCTAGCAATCGGTGGAGCTATCACTGTCGCGGTGGCCATTGCTGCCACGAAGGCCGTCAGGTTTGCGGCCAAAGGGCGTGATGATGGACCAGTCGTCCTTGCTATAGCAGCCGTGACGGCGGCGCTGCTTGCCGGAGTGCTAACAATGTGCTCAGTCCCGGGATTTATCACGTGCATCTCGGCCCCTGACTACTGCGCGATCAAGTCGCTCGTGGGAGGACTGAACTGATGTCTGATACTTCAATGGGAGCCATTACCCACTGCTACGTCGAGAACCCGAGCGAGAAAACCGATCCCATCCATGTGTACCTGCACGACTTCTGCAAGGGACACGGGATGATAACGGTTACGTGTTGGGGAACAGCGTGGACAGCTTTCTGGGGAGCCATGGGCGATAGACCCGTTCGCGAATTCGTCACCGGAACGGACGCCGACTACATGTGCAAAAAACTGGCTAGCAGTGACAGAAAATCTACCAAGGGGGAATACGTGTACAGACTCAAGGTGGCGACGTCAGTTCTGAATTACCTCAAGGATCCAGCCAATGTCTGACGGCCTAAACCGCGTACAACTTTTAGGCAACCTGGCCTCTGAGGGAGAATTGCGTTCCACCTCCGGAGGCCAGTCCGTCTTGAAGCTGCGCCTCGCCACCTCCGAGTCGTACCTCGATCGCAACCATGAGCGCCAGGAGCGAACCGAGTGGCACTCCGTCACCGTGTGGGGGAAGCGCGCCGAAGCGCTAGCGAAGTTCCTGACCAAGGGAAGCCGCGTGTTCATCGAAGGTGGACTACGCACTTCGAGCTACGACGACAAGGACGGGAACAAGCGGTACCGTACCGAGGTAAATGCGACGAATATCATCTTGTGCGGAGGGAAGGGTGTAGCAGCGAGCGGTGACGCGCCCAAGCCCTCAACGCAAACAGCTGGCGGCGGGTTTGATGAGGCGGATTATGGGGCTAGTCCAGGTGGAAACGACGATTTTCCGTTCTGATCGAGGCAACATGGCCAAGAAGTACAAGGACAAAGAAGGAATGTACCTTGCCATCGCAGAGCTGCGCGATGGTTTCCGGGTAGGGTGGTTCGACACCGAAGAAAACAGCGTCGAGGCATTCACGGACGACTCACCGGTTCCCCCGAGAGATGAGCAGCCAGCAGACAAGAGCACATGGGAGAACTGGATAGCCTACTGGGCAATGGTTCCATTTGCGCGTGATCAGAACGGCTGGAGCGAAGGTGTTCCTATCGCGTTCGCGTCGATCACCGCTGCCCGCAAGGCTCTTGCGGCTGCTAACGCGGCCCTACTAAGCGGATCCGCTCCATGGCCAGAGTGGGCGATTCTTGCCAAAGACGCAGGGTGGAAACCTCCAACCGGGTGGAAGCCATGACCCGCCATCTCCGCCGAGTCCTGCGACAACTCCGCACGCGCCGGGTACACCTGTCCAGGTACCGAATTGTGATTGAGGTTGAACCGTGAAGTACGTGAGCCTAGTCAGAGTCGCCAAGGGTTGGGACGGTAACGACCGCGATGTGTGCATAGCGTTGCGTTACCGTGTGCCGCGCGAAACCTGGTTCCTGTCATTCCGTCGCGTCTACGGTTCCCGCGCCGAGGCCAAGCGCGACCTGCGAAGAGCCAGGAAGTTCGAGCCATTCGAAGGGGCGAAGATTGTTGAGGTTACAAGATGAAACAGAAACAAGAGGTTTGGAGGTGGGTTCGGCACGGAGACAAATCGGCGCCTTCAGTAGCCGGAGCTTCTGAAGTAGGGTGTAACTGTTGGCCAGTGCCATTCATAGGAGGGATCGACTTGTTGCCCTGTGGAAAGTTTACACTCGACACCCTTGAAAACAATATGAGATTGGCATCCATCGAAATCCGCCGCCAACTCGCAGCCCACGGCATCCGGTGCGAGATTCGGAGGGTGAAGCGATGAGCGACGATGTGACTATGTTTCTTGGGATGGCTGCGATACTTGTCCTGATCACTGTTGGAATAACCGGCGGCTGCGTCGACAACATATCCTCAAAAAAGGCTCGCTGCCAAACCGTCTGCGCGCCAAGCGGATGCTCAGACCTCGGAAGCGGGCACTCGCTGTGCAACGACGGTAGGCTAATCTGGAGAAAGCAGGGACAACCATGACCATTGACGAATTCACCCAGCGAGCATACCTGGCGGCTCTTCAGGGAACTATAGCCGGTGATCCCGATGGCGAGTATTCGCTAAGGCAGGTTTCCGAATCTGTAGACGAGCACGCTGCTGCCGCTCAGCAGTGGTACGAAAAACACTTCACGAAGTCAGGACATATCAAGGAGACAGGATGACAACTCCACTAACCCCCGAAGAAGTCGCGAAGCTGCGATTGCCGTCATGGTTCCAGCTCGTTCCGATTAGCGAGCATCAGGGAGACCTCACGTTCGAGGTTTTATGTAAGGACAAGTGGCATGGGCAGGTCACAGAGGAAGGGAAAGAGTCATCCTTCAGTGTCCCTCGTTCCGAGGTGATTCTCGCATATCTGGCCGAGAACATCGCCAACGGCCACCTCCATCCCGCCGCCCTCGACGCGGTGTGGACGATTGCGGAGGGGAAGGTTGCTTTCTATTCTAAGGACGGCGACAACTACATTGAGGACCACGATTCAGAGTGCGAGGCCATGGTGCACGCGGAAGCGACGTTCGATTCGGCATCGGACGACGAGAGTGCCGAGAAACTGTCGAACGTTGAGTACGGGCTATTGATTCGCCTCGGTGGCTCACGCGAGACCGGGGAAGTTACAGAAGAAAACGGGGAGAAAACGATCATGTTCGAGATGGTGAAGCCATGACCGAAGAACTGCAACCACCAACCATAGAAGACATGACTGAGGCACTTTGGGGCGGAACCGAAGGGCTAGAGAACATTTCGGAGAAGGTCACCGGCAACTGGAGGCACGGGACCACGCACGAGATGATCGCGCTTAGAGCGGAGGACTCGACGTACTGGCGTTTCTCGTATTCGACCACACCGAACGACGGTATCTGCCATGAACGCGGAGACATGAAAGTGACCCGCGTCTATCCGCACGAGGTAACGGCTGTGACGTATACGGTGACGCCATGATCAACCCACAAGAGGAACTCGAATACCTTCGCGCCGAGAACGCTCGTCTGCGTGACCTGATTGAAACGCGCGAGGACAAGGTACAAAAAGCAAGGGCGAGCGCCATTGAAGCGGTGCATTCAATCGTTCGAGCCATGGATAGGATGGCGTAACTATGACCAAGATCGAAAACGTGACACCGTTCAACTCTGTTAGCGAAGATCCGGCTATGCCAAAGATCAAGGTGTGGCCGTATGTTAGCTATGCAACATTCGAAGTTGATGAGTGTGGCATCAGCGGGAAGGCTGAATATCTTGGCGGGATGGACACTCGTGTCGTCATCTTCTATAACGACGAGCAGGTCGCCGACTTCACCCTTCACCACCAATCCAGCAACGAGATCATGAACGAGATGATAGAGATCGTTTCTGGACTGGTATGGTCTCGCATTCGTCGCAGCATGGTTCTTCCTAGCCTGTCTGAGTTTGCTAGCCTTCGCGATACCGCGCGGGCACTATCCGAACGGCAATCGATTCTGGTGCGCGAACGCGACGAAGCGCTGAGCATCATCCAACACGAGCGAAAGTTCTCCGCCGGTCTCACGTCTGACATTGAGATCGAGCGAGATCAGGCGTTGCAGCAAGTCGATGAGGTGTCGAAGGTAAGGGATGATCTTTCAGTTGAACTCACCAAGGCAGAGGCGGAACTGACTCATCTTCGCGTCAGTGGTTCAGGCACAAGAGAAACGCTCGAAAAGCTGTTCCAGCAAATCGTCGAATCCAAGATTGGCCTGGACGGTGTGTTACAAATGATCGGGCGGATCCTTGGGAAAGAAGAACCATGACCGAACCGACCACGACGGAGACGTTCGCCTTAGCCGTCAGGTATAGAGAGGGCTCCAACGAAGACAACTCACTGGCGTTCGATGCACTAATGAGTCTCTATTCACTACACGACGCCCTCACCTCCGGCTCCCCCCTCCCCGAGCAGTGGCCACAGGCGCAGGAGATTGAGGAGCTCAGGGAGAAGGTGGCGAAGTACGAGTCGGCGCTGCGGGAGATTGCTTGCTACCGCATTGATGCGCTCAACAAGTGCCAGGGCATAGACCACGAAGACGTCAAGATCATCGAGGTGATCGCAAGGACGGTATTGGAACCATGAAACTCACTGGAGACGATTCGCCACTAATCGCCAATTTCGTCCGCTCCGGCAAAGAGGCCAAGCTCCGACTCGAGCTCGCCACCCTCCGCAAGCGCATGGCTGACCGCGAGACGGTGGAGGGGTGGCTATCCCATGAGGGCCGAGCGCTAACTGCTGGATGGGATCGCGAATTCTCCGATCCGGGGGTGCGCGCTAAGCGCTACTACACGGTCACTCTACTGGAGGACGACGGCCACGATAACTCCGAAGACGGAGAGTCGGAGCACTTCGAAGCAGAGACACCTGACGAAGCCTTCTACGCAGCCGCCGAATGGGTGAGGGGGCAAGGGTGATACCATTGGCCGGGGCGCTTGTGCGCGCGAACATGGTGCAGAAGAAAGCGAGCAAGGTGGCATGAACGCTCCACTAAACCTTGATCTTCGCATGTGTCCCGAGTGCGGCATCGGATTCGAGCCGAAGAACGCGCGCCAGATGTACTGCTGCCCGGAGCACCGAACAGCCTACTGCCGCACGAACCCAACAAGCAAAACCTACACGGAGCCTTGCGAAATCTGCGGCACCCCCTTTGTCCCCAAATACCGGGGACACTCCTACTGCTCGGATCCTTGCCGGTACAAGCGCCGCTACCAGCTTGAGCGTGCGAACCCTTCAGAGGTCGAGAAGAACAGGGCGCGCTCTGCGGCCTGGTACGCTACGCACAAGGGCGAGCACCGGGCGCGCGTCGCCGCTCGTCGACTGGCCGCCAAGGAAGCGTCGAAGCGCAAAAAGAGCGAACCCGTACCCGAGATCGAGCCGTGGCTTCTACCATGCCCGGGTCTCGACTACCTACCCGGCGGATTCGCAACGATCGAGCTTTCGAATCACCAGACCTTCCAACACTGGCAGCTGTCCGCTCTGCACGGAGTGATGACGTCGCTGACCGGGGCGCACATGCCTCACATGCCGCGCTTTGCTCTGCTCCCGTGGCCTAGCGGTTGTGGGTGGGCGGCATACTTGGCAGAGGATGATGCTGTGCGTGCTCTTGCTGGTCGTGAGCATGAGATCATGCTCGGCGAGCGGGAGGTGACGATCCGGTTCGGATCACTCGTCAGGGTCAAGGCTCCGTGCTACAAACCGGGCACGTACAAGGTGAGGATTGACGCAATCACGCCGGTGCACATTCGCGCGTACGGGAGCTCAATGGTGCACATAACCCCCAACTCACGCCACCTGCGAGGCACACTCGAGGGGTTCATGCCGCGCCGCCTGGGCCTCAACATTGCACCAAACACCGTACGCATGGAGCTTATCGAAGGCTCGACCAGCGAAAGATACGTGGCTCTAGCGGGACGCAATCGCGAGTTCGGGCGCACTGCTGGCTGGGCTGGGCACGCCATCATCGAGACCAACGCGGTGGGTCGTTTCCTCCTGCAGTGCTGCGCGCTAGGCCTAGGATACGGCGGCAAGGTGGCGTTCGGTTTCGGCAGGATCCGTGTGACGGAGGAAAAATGACAACCGATTCAGCACCAAACCTTCTTTGGACTCTGTTGGGTAGCCCTCCCGTTGAGGGTTGCCTGGAAGCTTCCGGAGTCTGTTACCAATGCGCGGGACCTGTTACCGTAGGTCTTTCGGTCCGCGAATGGATGTCATCCAACTATACCGACCAGAACCGCGTGCGAGCCCCGTACGCGTCCCATGTGTGCGCGGCCTGCGTGATGCTAGCTCGCCGTCTCTGGCCCGTCCCTGGCCGCCCCGCTGGGGCCTGCAAGGGGTGCGATGGGACTGGTTTCGTTACAGAGGTCCAGAAGAAGGGAAAGACTCGCACGTGCCAGGTCGGGGACCCGTGTCCCAAGTGCGAAGGATCCGGCCAAGCCTCGGCTGGTGGCAACTGGCGCAACTACTCTCACATCCTGGAGCAGGGATGGAACTCCCCTGCACTTCCGGACGGAACAGTGGTTGTCGGATACGCCAATGCCAGCAAAGGAGAGAAGCCACTAATACTGGCTTTCTTGGATCGCAACCACCAAGGCACGTGGTTCGCCTCGATTGCCGACAGTGGACAGAAGCACGTAACCCCGTGGGCTCCATTGAATGGCCCTGGTCGCGGTGGCGTGGTCATTTTCGAAGATGACCTAGTGGCCATTCCGAAATCCCTGGATCTGGTTCGCGACATGGCATCCCTACTCACGGCTGGTGGGACCAAAGAAGAGATCGACGCTGGAGACTATCGATCAAACACGTGGATCAGGTGCCGTGACGACATTGAGTGCTTCGAAACGGCACACCGCGGGAAGCGCGGCGGGGGGTGGTTCAAGCTAGCGCTTTGGCTTGCCCAAAGAGATGAGAGGGATGTCGAAGCTAGGCAAGAGCGTGAGAAACTAACGAAGGCGGAGAAACTCTCTGCCGAGAAAGAGAAACGACGTGCTAACAAACGAACAACGGAAGCGAGTGGAGACGTTAGTGGTGGAGATGATACTCGGGTACCGGCGCGGGTACATCGCGAGTCGAAGCGGAAGAGTCACTCCAGGGTACTGGGACAGGATCCAGGATATGCTCGTGGTATCAACGAGCGAGCAGACGATCCCAGAGATGGGGCAAAGCCTACAGAACGATCTCCAAATCAAGGGGCTGGACAAATCCGCTTGCCAGGCTTTGGTTGATCTATCGAACTGGGTCGACGAGAATGGCAAGGAAGACGACGTGCTCACGTTCATCGAGCGCAACGCTGCATTTCTGATTGGGGTATCGCGCCTCACTGTGGATTCTCGCAAGGAGGAGAAAGAAGCCGAGCAATCGCTCAAGTTCACCGCCGACGAGATCGAAGACGCCGCCCGAGCCAACGGGCTTTTTCAGGAGTAGGAACAATCATGGGATTCCAGCAAACACGGTATGAGTTCATTGTTCGGGCAGATGGAGAGGGTATCGCTCACCACCGCGGAACAGTGGGGAATGTGGCGATGATCATGCGCGCCAAGGTGCGTCGACCAGGAGGGGAGATCGTCCATCGTCCAACCGTCACCGGCAATTCGGTGCGACACAAGCTGCGCGAGGCAGCTATGCTTCTAACCCTTGACGCCGCTGGGCTTCTCAAGGAGTCGTCTGGCATGACCCGAGGAGCTCTCCGACTCTTGTTCAACGGGGGGACGACCACCGGGAAGGGTGACGCGTCAGTGCTCAATATCGACCGATGGCGAGAGCTCTGCACGATCTTCCCTGTGCTTCCACTGTTCGGTGGTTGCATCGATAACGGTCCAAAGCCGGGACAGATCAACGTGGACGCACTAAACCTTATATGCACCGAGAACCTGGGCGTTATGCCGCGGTGGGTTAAGGCGTGGTTGGAACAGAACAACGAAGGCATTTGCTCGTGGCGCCCACTCACTGCACGAGCACAACGAGTCACCATGGATCCGGAGCTGGTCCCAGAGAAGGTCAAGCTGCTCTCGGAAGGTGAACAGATCGCTGTATACGACAAGCAACGGCTTCGGGAACTAGCGCACCAATCCGGGGATTCGAAGATGGCTAAGCAGCACAAATCCACCATGATGCCCAGGTCGTTTCAACACATCATCTCGGGGGCGCTGCTTTGGGGAGCGGTCGAGGCGAGAACATACAACGACGTGGAGTTCGATGCTTTCAACTACGTCTTCGCTGGTCTCATCTCCAACTTTCGGGTCGGTGGAATGGGGCGTGAGGGCTTCGGAAAGTTGACATTCCTTCAAGGACACCAGGTTCCTTTCACTCTTCAGCCACAGATCGGGAAGGACCTGGGGGACGACCTAGCTGGCATGGTAGGAACATTGTTCCGGGCTCGCATTGCTGAGCGAAAGGACGACATTGCCCAATGGTTACGTGGTCAAGTGAACAGCTGACGGAACCGATGGTGGTCAAGTGCCGCCTGATGGGTGAGGGGTTCGCCGGTAGGCGCGCCCCCCAACTCGACGCGCTTCTCGCGATCTTGCTCGCTCAGCGCGTGAGTGCTCAACCCGAAGGAGATCCGCGGGATTGGCCACTTCCTGATATCCCGATCGCAAAGAGCGCGTGTGGTCGATTTTTCCTCTGCTCAAGTGGAGAGTTCGAGGTCGAGGAACACGACGAGTTTATCATGGGGCGTCGTGCTCCATGGATCGAGTACGCACGGTTCGGAGACGCATCGATCACGAGAGTCAATATCTCGGTCGCGGAGGACAAGAGCTATTTCGCGAAGAAGGAGTTGGCGATACCAAAAGATGATCTGGTGACGTGGTACGCGCTGGGACACATCGAGAGCGTGCGAGCAATCCTGTCCGGCTGCCACTACCTCGGGAAGTACCGGGGTAGCGGGAAGGGCAGAGTCCGAGAGTGGGAGGTGTCACCCAAAAAAACATGGGGGGAAGGATTCCCTATAATGCAATGTGGACTTCCTCTGCGTCCTCTTCCTTTGGAAACACCAGGGCTCGACATGGGTAACTCTCCCCAGGGGTACTCCACGATTGCTCCTCCGTACTGGTTGAAGGAGCGGGAGGCCCTGGTGGCGGTGCCGGCATGAGAGCTCGCGCCGACACGCTCGGTACCTGGGATTCATTCCGAGCCAATACAGGACACCACGGGGAGGGGGGGCTTACCTTCCCTCTTCATTTGGTGGCTGAGATCGGGAGGCCTCACGGGCTCGTCCTCTCTTGCGACGAAACGAATCCGGACGCGTTGTTCCTGGGCGTCCACGAGTTTGCTTCGATGTTCCAGATCCCGAAGGCCCTACGTCGTCATCGCGTGCCACCGATGTCGAAGGACAGACAATTCGGCGTTCATCCTTTCGTGTGGGCAGGAGGGCAAGGCACATTCAACCCGCTACCGATTGCTGACTTCGTGGATCTGGTCGTGCTCGGGGACGCCGAGGATTCGCTGCCTGATCTCCTGCGATTGTGGGCGCAACATGGCAACACAGCGGCTTTCCTGTCCTTCGCGGCTCGCGTGGCTGGCGTGTTCGTTCCTACCGAGCACAACGAACGCACGGACCGCTTAGTGCGCGGCTACGCACGCGACGTGTCCGTTTCTTTGCGAGGGACGGCTGCGGCCCACCAGTGTCGCGTGGAAATATCCCGCGGGTGCCCCAAGAAGTGTCTGTTTTGCGGCCTCGGGTGGTTGGGTAAACCGCGCCACAACTCCACCGCGCAAATCCTAAAGTCCATCCGCTGCATCCCTAGCGTCCACCTGCAAGCTTGCGACGCGGAGGCCCACCCGGACATCGTTGAGATCAGGAAAGCTATGTCCGCGGCAGGCCAGACAGACACGGGGTGTACCGCTTCGATGGACGAGGAGTACGATTCGGCTGGGTCTCTCTACTACAACAAGCAGTACAACTTCGGAGTAGAAGCGGCGACTCAGTGTGTTCGTGTTGCGATCGGGAAGCCGCGACTCACCAACGAATTTCTATGCGAGGCAACCGCGAGCCTTTTCTCTAGGTTCCACGAGCGTGATGTGAAGAGTACCCGTATCGCGTGGCACATGATCGCGGGTCTCCCTGGTGAGACCCCGGATTCGTGCGAGGAACTGGCCCACGCGCTGCGAGCGATAGATCGCTCACTGCTGACGGTGGCGCGTACCGTAGGGCAGATTCAGATCCGATGGCAACCGCTGTTCCCTCAACCGGGGACCCCTCTGCAATGGGAGGCCGCAGGCGAAGACGCCAGGGCATGGTCGTGGTCACTGCGTAGACGGTTGAGTAAGACGTACGGTCTAAAGATAGATCACGTGTCTGGACGCAGCGACAAGAAGAACCAACGAACGCTCTCGCTGGTCAGAAGCGGGAGGGAAGGCTCTATTATGATCACTGGAGAGCCAGCGCTAACCATTAAGCGTCTAGCTGTTGGAACGCCGATGCCGTGGGACTTCGTGGACGGTCAGATCCAGAGAGCCGCAATCGCAAAATCTGCCGAAGTGTTTAGAAAGAAGGTGGCTGGTGGTTGACGTGTTCTTCTGCAAATCCCCCATGAGAAAGACTTCTGAGCGATCGTGGGAGTCAGAGCCAGATGATCCCTTTCGGTGCTCTGTCGTTACCGCGAACGGGCATGATTTTATCGCGACGGTTTCGTTTTTAGGGGCGTCATGGATCAGCAAGTCGGCGCATCCCCAATCAGCTGTAGACGCTGCGTCGTCCAAGGCGGGGGCTTGGGCGAAGCGATTTCGTGAGATGGCCAAGCACTTGCAATTCGAGGCGGACAAACCAAAGCCTTCCGGTGCTCCGCACGGCTGCTACACAATGGGCAAGGTGCCGGACTCGCCCGAGCAAGAGGATTGGATCCGACGCAAGCGACAATCGCCGACTTGACTCCGCCCCAAACCGCCCATTGACCCCCCGGCATACCAGCGCTAGACCTCCCACGATGCCCCCGAGACGCCCCGCTCCGTCCACAGCCACTACCCCTCGCTCCACCTCCGGGACGCAGTGGGACCAATCCCAGCGAGCCGCACGGGGGGAGATAGTCGTCCAGCGCCGGGTCCGCCCTGAGGATGTGCCGATTTGGGAGTCGGTCAGGCGTCCAGGCGAGTCGGGAGGGGCCACGATCTGGCGGCTAGTGCTGGCGGAGGTCGCGAGAATCGGCGGCAAATCAGGGCGATCCAAGAAATCGACAGGGGGCTAGCAAATACCGCTGGCATACCAGCTCGATGCTCCTATACTGATTCTTGTCAGCAGGGAGAAAAACAGACCATGATTGACCTTCGTAACATCCGTCGCGCTGCCACCTACGACTGCCGCACCCACACGGTGACGGTAGCCCACACTCACATCGTACTCTACCCGAGCACGAGCGGGGCCGAGTGCCTGCCGCAGTTCGCGACGACGTCGCTCGCCGAGGCCCGTGAGCACGCCGCGTCGGTAGCGGCTGACCGCCCGTATCTAGCCCACCACGACATCGAGATCACCACCGTCGCTGGTGGCCACTCTGAGTGGGCCGGCCCCGCTCGCTGATAGTCTCCCGTCCCGCCAACCTGCCCCTGACTACGGTGAGGGGCAGCCGGCGGCACTGGAGCCGAGCTGCTCCCTCAACGAAAGACCCCGTCATGCCAGAATCAGCATATCGACTCACGAGAGCCTCAGCTCGAGGCGCTCACGCCTGCTACTCTGACGATCGTCTCGCCGACCTCATCCCCGTCGAGGGGCTCTCCCCGCGTGATGTGGCGGCGCTCCCCATACCCCCGCAGGATCGCTACTGGGCCCTCTGCTACGCCACGGGACTACCCGACCGGGCACTGCGCCTAGCTGCCGTGGCATCGGCACGCCGTGCCCTAGGGCAGATGTCGTCTCCAGACCCGCGGATCGTAGCGGCCTGCGACGTCGCGGAGCGCTACGTCCGCGGGGAAGCGTCAGCTACGGAGATGGAAGAGGCCTCCTCCGTCGCCTACGCAGTTGCCTCCGCCGCGGCCACCGCGGCCACCGCCGCCTACGCAGTTGCCGACGCCGCCGCCGAGGCGCACCGCGCCGATTACGCCTACGACGCCTACGACGCCGCCGACGCCGCAAACGCCACTGCCATCGTATACCACGCAGCCGCCTACACTTCCGACGCCGCCTCCGCCTCCGCCTACTCCGCTACCTCCGCCGCCTACTCCGCCGCCCACTACTCCGCCGGGGTCGCGGTCAACTACGCAGCCTACGACGCCGCCTACGCCGACTACGAGCGGTCACTGGCGGATTTACTCACCCTACTGGAGACACCGTAATCATGCCAGCATATCGACTCACGAGAGCCTCAGCTCGAGGCGCTCACGCCTGCTACTCTGACGATCGTCTCGCCGACCTCATCCCCGTCGAGGGGCTCTCCCCGCGCCAGGTAGCAGCCATCCCCATACCCCCGCAGGATCGCTACTGGGCCCTCTGCTACGCCACGGGACTACCCGACCGGGTGCTGCGTCTAGCTGCCGTGGCATCGGCTCGGCGCGCCCTGTCACAGGTAGCCGCGCCTGACCCACGTAGTGTCGCAGCGTGCGATGCGGCGGAGAGATTTGCGCGGGGTGATGCATCGGCTAACGAGCTGCGCGCCGCCTACTCCGCCGCCTACTCCGCCGCCGACGCCTACTCCGACGCCTACGACGACGCAGCCGCCGACGCCGCCGACGCCTCCGACGCCGACGCCTACTCCGCCTACTCCGCCTACTCCGCCGCCGCAGCCGCCTACTCCGCCGCCGACGCCTACTCCGCCGCCTACTTCGCCGCCGCCTACACTTCCGACACCGCCGCCTACGCCGCCGGGGTTGCGGTCAACTACGAAGCCTACTCCGTCGGAGCCGCCGACTACGAGCGGTCACTGGCGGATTTACTCACCCTATTGGAGACCACGTAATGGAAACCCAAGCATACGTTACGCGATTCGCTTTCGACTCCCTCATCACCCGGTGCGATCTGTCCGAGGCCTCATCCCCCATCGAGTATCGGGGGGACGACGGGTCGTGGCACGGTACGCCCTACCAGACCGCGGACGCTCGGCATAGGTGTGGCCGCATGGTGGAGCTGGTGGTCGCTCACCTGGGCCCTGACTACTGGCGTAGCCCGGAGTCGGACGACGACCGGGACGACGAGGAGATCATCCACGACCTGGTGGCCGCGGCCGGCTGGGACTATCTGGACGAGGACGAGTCATGAGGGTCGTGTATCACTGCTATCGGCTAGCCCGGGGGCTACCCGGACGCAGCCCGAAATCTCGCGACCTGCCCATCACGATCGACCTGCTACCCGGGCAGCACCCGCAGGACGACTCCGCATGGGACATGGCGCGGCGTGTGTACGCTTGCTCCATGGGGTGCCCACTAGACCAGGTGGAGCAGGATGGGTGTCTCGTCCTTCCGTGACAGCCCCGCCCACCAGTGACGCGACGGGGGAGGACCCTCCATCCCCCACTCCGTGCTGCCTCGGCCCTTGTCTGCCGTGCTTCATGCGCGTCAGCTGTGGGACGAGTTTCTGCGACCACAATTTCACAGCGAGTACCCAATGACCCGCTATATCCCACTACTCCTACTCACCCTATCATCCTGCGAGCCCGAGCTCGTCCGCTATTGCCACTACGTTTGCACCGACACGAACGTCGAGACATCGGCAGACGTCTGCGGTGGGGATCGCGAGAACCCGGATTGCGAGCAACCTACCAAACGTTTCCCGGTGCTCGGAGAGGAAGTCCGCGTTGTCGGGCTCGATCCTGACGAAATCCGAGAAGACGACTACTCGTCGGTCCAGCTGCTCGGATACATCGAGGAAACGATTGGCGCCCAGTTCTACCTTTCCGTCGAGACACGCCAAGGGTTTCTCGGTGGAGCCGTTTATGGACAGGACAATGCCCTGATCGGGATCGTCCAGGGCGAACGCGATGGGCGAATGTGGGGGAGGGTGGTGGAGTAGACGCGCAAAATCCCCGCCGCGGTGAGGCGACGGGGAGGGAGAATTCAAGATGCTTATTCACGAAGTTCCGGGCTGCACGTTCACGGCTGAGCGCGATCCAACTGACCAGTCACGCTGGTGCCTCTGGCAACAGCTGCGCGCTTACGGATCCAAGCACTGGAGAGGGTCACTCGCTGGCCCTGACGATGCCACGATTCCGGACCTGATTCGCGGTCGCCACTGCTGGCCGTGGCTCTTCTCCGACGATTCGATTCGCGACTCGATGAAGATCCTCGGTCTCTATTCACCGAGGTGTGAAGGTCTCGCGGTAGCTGACATGTATCGACCAAGCGTTGACCGAGCCGAGGGCATCATGCTCGATTGGTCGCAGTCAGCCTCCGCAAACGACGATGACATGGTTCGGCGCGGAATCTACACCGCTCGCGAATCGCGCGTCATGAACGGCATGATCAGATTTTCCACTAGGTGGAGCCGCGACCAGTCGCACGATCCGGAGACGACTCTTGACCTGCTTCTCATGGTTCGAGTCGAGCCATCTCCGGTTCTAGTGTCCGTGCTTGATACTAGCTTCTGATCACCGCATTGTCCCCGACGGGGAGAATGTGCCAGGTGATATCACTGGTGTCCGTAGCACTCGATGACACGATTCGGATTGTCGTTGCGTCGACGTACTTCGCGAGCAGTGACCCGGTGGCGCCTCCGAAGGTCTTGTAGCCCGCGACCATCTTCTGTGTGCTCAGCACGTACGGCACGGTCACATCGACCGTGCCAGCTACTAGCGTTGCCTCTCCGGAGCGCTCGCCGTCCTGCCAAGGCAAGGCGGTCCAGGGGATCGGAGACGTCCCGGCTACGACGTCGCCGAGAGCTCCGGTAATAGTATTGGCAACAGGGCTAGAGACTCTACCGACGCTTTGGACGCGTGCGCCGTACTGAGCGTTATCTCTCCCGTAAATGTTGAAAAGCTGACAATATCCGACATAAACCTTCGAGCCCGAGACGCCGTGGCCGGAGGCTCCGGAGGCGTCGAAGGCTCCGGAATCGGACATACTGCTTTGCTCGATCTGGGTGCGTACGCCCTGACAAAGGACATTTGTCAGGGCGGACTGATCCGACACGTTCAGCGTCGAAGGACCGGTACCGAGAAACAGCACGTGCCTCGCAGCGATGCGGGATAGTCGTAGGTACTGGCTAGCTCTCAGGTCCCCAACACTACGACAAATCCACGGCTGCGCGGTATTGAATCTGATTCCGGCGAATTGGGCTTCCGCCCACGCGCGGAAAGTGCACCGATCTACCGCTACCCCACTCGTTGCCGAGGCGTCCACCATGCCGAGAGACAAGTTGCCCAACCGTATTGCTGCCCAATCCGCGATAGGCGTGCCCACGTTGCTGCACGGCGCAGCAGCCGAGACAGCAAGGGTTTCGATATGGGGCAACGTCAACAGGGCCAGGCCCGATCCGGCCGCCGGAGACACCGAGGAGGATTGCAGTGCGGTCGAGGATGACCATTGAGCGAACTGGGAGACTCTCGCGACGTCGATGCCTGCCGAGTGAGGGTTCGATTTGGCTACTGCACACACCGCGCCAGTCTGTGCCCCACTGGTCACCAAGACCAACTTTCCGACGTGAGGCGCCCAATCCGTCACACCCGACGCGACCAGGTGCGCCGCCGTGTTGGTCGCCGCCACTCTATCGGTATAGCTGGCGATTGTCCCGATATCGGTATACGCGACCTCCCCAGCGAAGCTAAACGGGCACGCCAGCGTCGACTGACTCACCCGCACCGCCAGCGTACCGTAGGAGCCTTGTGCGACGTGGACCGTGACGGGATGGTCTATCGGTACCGACACCGCGAGCCTCGCCGTGAGCTCCTCGGACGTGGCCAGAGGATGAGCCTCCGACCCGTCGTTGCTATCGTCGCCCGTTGCCGCGTTGATGTACCAGTGCTCAATCGCCCAGTTCGCGACGAAGTAGTTCAGTGGAAGCCCCGCAAACCGCGCCGCCATCACATCTGTGAGCATCCCGCCAGTTGTCGCGGTGGCGTACGGCCCCGATACCGGATCGCCACCGCCGGGAGGTATCAGAGCTTCGCGGTCGGTGAAGGTGTGCTCCGTCGGAACCACGTGAATGATGATCGGTGTTCCCGAGGACACCATCCCGCCCGCTGGCAAATCAGGATCGGTCCAGCGCGGAAGAATTGCCCATATTCCTAGACGGTCGACGGCATATGAAAACCGAAACTTCCCGACGCTCAAACGAACCAGCTGCGAGTCGCGCGGTTCAGAACCGAGATAGGTTAGAGTGTCCTCGTAAAGTGACGCGGTTGGATCGTCTACGTTGTGATCCTTTACAAGCGACACTTGCGCCACGTCCGGATCGAAAAGCGCTCCGGAGCTGTCCCTGCACTCGAAGTCATACGCGATTGTCTCGCCGAGAAGTTTGGTCGTCATGGTGCGCCTAAGGTGAGAGTGCCGAGATTGGAAGGAGTTACCGACGTCTCGAATTGCTGCCGCTCGACTCGGACAATGGTCAGAGACGGGAAGAGCTCCGCCGGCAGGGTACGGATGGGGGACACGGTGAGGGACCCGAGCTGGGCCGCCGTCACGGGCCAGGCCTGCCACTCTAAGGGCTCCGCGGACAGAGATCCGACGGATATCGCGACAGGTCCCAAAACCTCGCCTCTGGGCGACAGATAGGCCAGAGCGGACAGTCCAGCCTGGTACGGGTCGGAGACGCTCTGTGATACTACTGCCGACGCCCAGCATGAGCCGGGCGAGGCCGGGGTGTTCGTGAGGGTTGGAGGGTACCAGACTTGGTTCGCGACTTCGACGCCGAAGAATCCGCGCGTCGCAATCGCTAGGTCCCCGAAGCCGTAGCCTCGGTAGGCGATCGCGGCGGAGCTCATCGTCACGGCTGCCTCGTCATTGTGGTGACGGCTCCGGATTTGCTGATCGTTATCGAGACGTCGCCGAACGCGATCGTGGTTTCGGCGGCTGATACCTCGGTGGCCGTAACGGGATTCGCCGGGTCGAGCCAGAGCATCTGCCACACCTCAGCCACGCGGGCTTGCACTTGAGCGAGGGACGCCGCTTGCTCTACGGTTAGGCCACCGTAGCCGCCCCCCACCGAGCTAATGGTTGCGTCGATGCGGGCACCAGGGAAAGGTACTCCGTCACTCAGAATGAGATCCCGGGTAGCGGCAGCCGTTGCCGTGATGTCGGCAGGCAGCACTCCGGAGCCGACGGATACGGTTTGCGTGAGTGACGAAATCGTCGAAGGTATCTGGATCGTCCTGCCAGATCTCAAGGAGAACAATGGCGCGTCCAAAACCGCGGGCAACAGATTTCCCACGACGTCTAGGATATGGTCGGCGTCCTGAGGGACAATGATCCACCCGGGCTGCAGGTAGTAGTAGTCTCCGGCAAAGAGCCCCGCCCTGATGGTGTTTCCGCCTGTTGCGAGAAGAGGGAACGTCGACCACGCGTGGGTAAGCAGCCAGTCTTTTGATCGAGAGTAGCAGTCCTTCACCACAAGCGTGGTGGTGCCTGCGGAAAGCGTGATTGTCTTCGCTTCTCCGTCAAATGCGTATGCCAAGGCGCTCCACCTCTCTCGCGATGGCTTTCTCGTCGTCGCGCAATCGGTTGATTATCTCGTCGGCGCGCTTCTCAATTTCGGCCTGTGCCCGGTTCAAAACCTTGCGAGATGATCGATTGTCGCAGCCGTTCGCGGTCGCTCGCGCAGCGTCCACTGACGAATCACGAAACGCCTTAAGAATTGCGGTCAGGGTAGCCACGCGGGCAGCGCTCAACCCCATGGCTACCACCGCGGCAAGTGCCACGGTTTGTGCTGCATCAATTGCAGCAATGGCCGCGGCTCGTTCCTCCGTTGCGATCTCCGCCGTAAGCTCCGCGCGTCGCCCTTCCGTGTCCAATACATCAGAGACGGCCTTTGCTAACGCTGACTTGGCGACCCTCTCGAGTATCGTCCACGCTTTGGCCAGGGCCACCCGCTCACGCAACGACTCGTCCGGATCCACGCCGACGAGCAAAAAACGGCGGCGTACGATGCTCAATAGCAGAGGGGCGGACGCCTTGAGCTTCTCCTCTGCCTTCTCGGCGATCCGTTGGACGCGATTCCGTGCGCTCATTTTAGGCCGGGTTTACGTAGTTTGGATCCGGAGCATTTGCCAACACAATCTTGTTGGACTCGCTGGCCACCAGCGTCGTGGTCGCGATTGCTGGTACACCCGGACGTTCCGAGAACCACGCACGTAACCGGTAGGTCTCCTCCTGCGGTACAATCATACGTGAAGCTGATCGATGCTCTCCCGTCGACAAGTCCAGTGATTGGTGTGCCGCTGGCGTCATTGACTAGCGCGGCGGCGGTGCCCCATCCCGAGGTTGGGTAGAGGTAATACATGGCGGTTGCATCGCCTTGTGCCGCTTCCGGTACCTCGATTGTCCCGGCTGCGGTGTAGCTGTAGGTGCGCTCTGCTCCAGTGTCGTCGGTAAATGTGACGTAGTTGATTCCGACCGCGGCGAAGTTGATGAAGGCAAGTCCCTTGCCCGTGGCTAGTAGCGTCGTGTAGAGACGGTCTCCTACATAGTACACACCGGTCTCAGACGTCTTTCCGTTGAGCGTGTTCGTGGCATGCTCGTCGATATCGGCGTCTTTCTGTTGCAGCCACCACCAATACTCGGCGCCCTGCTGGATCGTCCCGCCGTTACAGTTGATCGTGTAGGTATAATTGTACGTCCCGCCCGCCATCGCGATGGCCGCGGGAACCGTGTTCGATGTGAATACCATTCCGTCGTACGGATCAACATCAGCTGTTCCGTCGGAGTTTGCGTCGATCCCGGTCGATGCGACCGACGCCTTGGTATTGGACGATACTGTGATGCCGACACGATACGATCCAGTGCCCAGCGATTCGAGAGTGTATGCCTCAAACACCGATCCAACCGGGTATGTCTTCTGGTCCTCCCGGCAACGCACCACGATGTCGTCCGTGCGCCGGTCGAAGTTGCCGTTATCCACGTCGCCGAAAGTCTGGATCGCTTCATTTACCGGACCCGGCCATGCAAAGTCCACTGGAGCCCCGGAGCCTTGCGCGTAGTACGGTTGGTAAGTGGCGCCGACACCAGCCGGAGGCGTCGAAACAACTCCACAATATCGGCGTTTGACCGCGCCCGTTTCGTTGAGCTCCTCCCAACCGACGGTAGCGAGTTTCTTTCGGCTCGCATCGTTGATTGGCTCCCAGTCAGATACAAATCGCATCTGCTCGGGGTGGATCATCTCGGCCCCCCACGGGAACACGGCGCGTCCCGGAACCGAGATCCATTGCTCCTTTTCCCACGAGTAGAGGGCCTGCCCGGTAAGTTTTGCGTTCAGCAAATTGCCGGCGTCGTTGAAACTGTAGCGGCGCGTCGTCGTGTTGGTTGTGATCTCGACGCCTTCGGTGAAGGAATCCGGATCGGTGCGTACGGTGGCCATTAGACCCAGCCCTTTCGAGTGGCGGCACCTTCAAGGATGCGCTTGTAGTCATCGCGAGTAAATGGTGTTTTCCTCCCCTTCACTCCGAAGCCCGCGGCAAAGATCCGATCGAATCCTGCCACGACATTTGCGGAACCAGCGGGTCTCGGCACCACCGTCATGTGACTGATTCCCCAGAGCCACCACGACTCGGTCCTCATGTGCATGGTGTCGATCGTATCAATTCCGATGTCCCACCTGTCGTGGAAATCTGAGATGGTTACGCCGTTCTCGGCCATGAAAGCTTCGACGACTGGCCGAAGCTCCTGGTGCTCTGGCTTCACCAGTTTAGTCCCGTTTTTCAGGCAAATGAGCACGTAGCGGATCTCCGCCCGTGGCACCTTAAATAGGTCAGGTAGGGTTGGCATAGTTCACATCTTCTCTCTGTAGCGCGGATGCGGGAATCACCCCGCCGTTCTGGGTGAGAGTCGTGGAGAATCGAACGCGCTCGAACGCAATCGACAGCATCGTAATCATCGCCAGTCGCGGTGAATCGACAAGCACCGTAGCCGCCCAACTGGTTCCAGTGGATGACTCAATCCCATCGATCTCGTCGGAAGACGTGCCTCCGATCTGGGTGACGCTCACAAGGCCTTCGAGACCGTGATAGACAGGCTTAGTTGTTAGGCCGTTGAGCGCATTAGTGACCGTGATGACCGCACCGGATACCGTGGCAGACACGTCTGCTATCCCGTCAATCACTGCGGATGCGAGCGCGGCCAGCTGCGCGTCGGTCTCTCCACCGCTACGTGTTACCTGATGGCCAGTGGCGCCGGCTAGCGCTGGGTCTGTCGTCCACCAAATGTAATGCCGGTCGGTAGTCGTGCTCGTCACTACATCGAAATCCACATAGTCCGCGCCGATGTCCGCGGACGCGGCCCCGTCTAGGTCGAGCTCCCAGATGGCCGCGTGTGGAGTCTCGAAAATGCGCGCTTCGGTCCCCTCTTGCAGACCCGCGAAAACCACCTCCGTCCACACGCCGGTGATGCCGACCGCATTCGACGCGTGCGATACGATCGTCCCCGACGTGTGACTGATGACGCGCGAGAATATGGTTAGCCAGGCCTGGTTTGGCGCGGAATAGAGTAGATACGCTAACGAAATGTTGCTATTCGGGGATCCCGCGCGCACTAGCTCGGCTCCTGTCGTGGTGGTGTAGGATAACGCAGATAGCCCAGTAACCGACAGCGCGGACTCGTCAGACATCACAAGGGCCGCGTCGCCGCTGCGGGACATAGCCGCGACCCGCACGGCCGAGCTAGTGGTCGACACGTTGGCCCCCCCTCCAACTCCGGACCGGAACAAAAAGCGGGTCTGCGTCGTGTTTAGAGCGATATTCCAATAATCACTGGCGAAGAAAAACTCCGTGGTGCTAGCCCCTGGATTCAGCAGGCACTCGATTACGGCGAACTCCCCCAGCCCGGGCGCGAACGCCGCTGCGGTTTTCAGCCCCTGGCTAGCCCCGGAAAGCCCCCTACCCGGTATCCGATCTACGCGCGATAGTCCCGCAGTAGATATCGGAGCGCAATGCTGAGCGCTCCCGGATCGGTCCTTGAATGGCGGCGACGCGTCAGTGGGCGCCTCGTCAAATGAAATGGCGGCTCTCGTCGTGAGCGGCACGCTGTTCCCCGTCGAATCCGTGATGGGATTATAGACGTCAAACTTGCCGTAGTCTTCGTCGTCCGCTGGCAAGGTGTCGGTATCCGAGAGCCACCAGAGCCATGTTGTCGCACCGTCCAGTGTGGTGATTTCGCCAGCCGGAATACGGACAACAATCTCGACCTTGCTCAGTGTGTAGTCGGCATTGAGCTCGACACGAATAGCATCAAGCGCGTATCGGAACTGCCCGAGACTCTCTTTAGACGCGGCTAGGGCCTGGATGTCGATCGCAAATTCACCGCCCAGCGTGAGGTCATCCTCGGCGAAATCAGCCTCCGTCAGTGTCCACAAAAAATCATAGTTCAGCGAGCCCGGGATAGCGGCCGCGGCAATGTTGATCTCCTTCTGTCGAAGTCTGTCGCCAGGGAATGCCATTAGCGCCGCTCCGCCTTCAGCGTGTTGATCTCGCTCTCCAACATTGATGCTTTCGCCTGCCACTCGTCGCGGTCGATGACTAGCATCCGTTTCTCGGCGTGTAATTCAGCCTCGCGCTCCTTCAGCACTTCGATCGTGGCGAGCAGATCGTACGGCATCGGCACGTGAAGAGGTGGTGGCGCGCGATCGGTGTCGTGTTCGGGCGGCTGGGAATGCTCAATGAACATCAGGACTCCAACTTTTCTTCGAGGTGGCCGACTCGCACCTCGAGTACAGACTGCCTACCCTTGGCCCGTGATATCGTATCCCTGAGCGCTTCAATCGACACATAGAAGTCCTTGTGTGAGGCGTCGTCTTTGGCTCTGCACGAATCCAGATTGGCGGCTATCGCGTCGGCCTGCTTCTGCAGATGGGCCAGCACCGTATCGTTTTGCTTCTTGTTCTGTGACCATAACGACCCCATCATCGTGAGTATCAGAGCGAGCATCCCTCCTACGATCATGACCGCATAGTGGATGACTTGGGAAACTGTGGCGGGATCTGAAGAGGCCAAGATGTTCGCGTTCATGCCACGGCCTCCTCAAAGTCTCCGTCCAGGAGATGGTCGACGTCGAACTGGAGAGATGGCACTGCGAGCTTTAGGCGCTCCCACTCGATGTCTACCTTCGGAGGCGGTTCTAGCTTGCGCAACTTGGCGAGCGCCTCATTGTAGAGAGACACCACTCCCTTGCGGTAGAGGGCTTCGTCTGCAGTGAAGTAGCCGGCAACTTTCAGTGCGTGGACGTAACCAGCCGGGTCGCCCTCAAGCAGCTTTGCCCATGCAGCCTTGTATCGTCCACCGGCCACAAATTCGACGTAGCTGATGGCGCCGTCAAACTCATTGGCATAAGCGCGCATCCTGGTCTGTGGGTGGCCGTCGGGCACCGCAATCGGAGACCCGATCAGCTTGCCGCCCTTCGAGGGAGCCGCTGACAGTTCACCCTCTGGCGCAAACCAAACCAGAACCTTCTTGCCGCTGCGCACTAGCACCTCGTTGAGCGTGATGCAGGTGAACATCCCACGATAGTCAGGGCCAGACTTGACGTTGCCGAAACCTTCATTCCAGATGCTCAGGTAGCGCCCAGTCTCAAGGCTGGTCTTGGCAAGCGCCAGCGCGAGCACTTCGTCAGACGGTTTGCGATCAAGCTGTCGCTGGAGGGCGTATCCAAGCACCTCGGATGCCGCGTCAAACGACAGCGGGGTGCGCCTCGGCGGAACGTAGGCGGCCTGCATGGTCACCGGCACATCTCCTGCGCCGCCACGAGCTCCGCCGTCACACGCTCAACTGGCACGACCGCGACAAGCAGAGCAACCACCTGGCAGACCTCCTTTCGCCGAGCCTCGCCCGAGGCCAGAATCTCGCGGGACTGGGCAATGGTATCGTCGCACGGGGCCGATGCAAGCTCCGTGCAGATGGGGGCCACGGAGTCGAGCGCGTCCAGGACGGTGCCAGCAACCACGACCAGGCCAGAAACCGTCGGGTCCTCCGTGACGGCCTCGACCTGCTGCACCACCGTCTTGCCCTTGTCCGCCGCGTTGGCGACCTCGGCAGGGGTAGGCAGGGCACGGACCCAGCCCGATGGAATGGGGCACACCTGGGACATCTGAGGGTGAGCTCCGGAGCAGGCCACGACGAGGCCCACCAGTAGCAAACCGGACAGGGCCTTGCGGATGACCAGGGCCCGACGGGCGTACCGCACCAGTCGGCCACCATCCACGGCCGCGAACGTCCCGAAAACCTTGCTTGCCCTGGTCCATCCGACAAGCGCACAGAGTGTCGACAGCGCGATGAACAATCCCTGCCAGATGGCGATCAAAATCTCGTAGTTGGCAACGAAGTACTTGAGAGCGTTTTCGATTTGAGTCATATCGCGGTCCTTTCACATTCAGAGATAGGCGCCGACTCAGCCGGCGCGTGAGGGTTGCGCGGCAGCGAATCGGAGGGAGACAGGAGGGCTAGAGCTTCGCCCATGAATTTGAGCTTATCCTCGACGGTAAAGCGCCCAACACCATTGGCGTGCAGCAACTGTGGACACCCGGTCTTGTCCGAGTCCTCCCAGCGGGTGCCGTTCTGCCACGCGTCGCGGTCCGCAAACTTGACGCGCACCGATGAAGATCCGACAAGGTGATTGATTGCGCTTTCGTCGCACCAGTACTCAGTGGTCCCGCGCTTCTCCGCCATGTGGGTTTGGGCAGCGCGGAGAAGCGCCTTGGTTTCGTCGCACGATCGAATCCACCAGCACCCAGTGCAGATTTGTGGGCCGCGCGGAGAGGTGTTCAGCGCCCAATCGTCTTGCGCGAAGATGTCACAGTCCGTGTCGATGGTGTCGAGCGGATTGCCGAACATCAGGACGTCGGTGTCTAGGAAGAGCACATCGTCCCTTTCGAGCTCCTCCAAGATCACGTCGAACTTGCGCCCAATGAAATCTAGAAACTCCGGGGTTCCGTAGTGCCCGCCCTTGGCGTATGGGAGCTTCCTGGTCTTCGCCCCAAGCTCCTTTACCTCGATGTCCGTGTCATCTCCGCAGCAATGCACGGCCGGGATCGCTCCCGCAGCGAGCATCATTGGCAGAGAAACGCGCATGATTGGAGTGTTCTCGGGACTGCAAAGCATTACGATCTTGGTCATGCGTATGCCCACGGTTGTTCGTCGTCTGGTTCGACTACGTTGATGTCAGGAACTGCCAGGCGGGTGTATTTCGAACAGCCTATGCGCAGCCGATAATCACGATCCCATCCGCACGCCGGCGCCGAAATCGTTCCGTCTGCCGTGTTGACTGTGAGCATGTTGGGGTCGTAGCTGTTGAACCACCGAGACACCTCTGCCGATTTGCCAATGTCGAACTCGACACGTGGATCGGGGGCTACGTAAAACGGTGCCCTGTCCAGCTGTAGTCCGTCTAGATACAATGAACCATTGCTCGTCAAAAACTGAAGATATCTATTTACTGTCTCTCCGTCTGCAATAGAGAACGAGATGTCAAACGCGGTCCAGTCGGAAGCAGCCGGAAGATCTAGGACCGCTGTCCCCAGGTACAACTCTGATCCGATGTACACTCCAGCGGTCCCATCACCATATGTTTTGTACCATCCACGCAGTCTGTATCGGTACCCGGCATCGATCGCCCGGGAGCCGAACCCGCTGCCGTTAAAGTATTGAGAAGCGGACCACAATCTCCAGCTCCAGCTACCTTGTTTATGGCCAGAATCGCGAGCGATTCCACACGACGTAGCTCCACCGATTATACGCATCGTCCACAGCGCCCCACTATCGTCCGTGTACGGAGCGACCTCAAATGGCAACAGCGCGTAAGCAGTGAATGCTAGCGCCACCGTCTCTTGGTAGGTTTCGTACGATTCCTTGACGTATGCGCACGTACCAACGATGTCAAAGGAGACGGCTTCGTCGAGAGGATCGTATTCGCTTAGGCCAGCAGAGAATAGAGTGGTTACGCCAGCGCTTGCCGCAACCGTGACGTCAACCACGTCCCTCCCGTCCAGATTCGTCAAAGCAAACACATCCGTGCCGACAACACCAGGGCCCTGGATTGCCCACTGTGTCGGGCCTCCCCAGAGATTCCCCAGCGTTGCGTCTACGCGGTGGTAGGCGCGAGAGCCCAGAACGCACCCGGTGATCATGTCGCTTGCGCGCGTCAGTCCCCACAGAGGTTCGGCATAGGCCACCTCGTAGATCCCCCGAGTGGTGGCGTCCGTGGTCTGCTTGGCCAGGAGCACTCGCATCCCGTTACTCACAATGAGACCATCGAAGACCGAACCGTCGTTCTCGAAATCGTCCAGGTCGGGTACGTCTCGAGTCGAAGCGCACACGCATGGTGGATGCCAGATCGTGTTGTGTCCGTTCGAATCCTGGCCAACGATCGACCAGCTCGTGTTACTGGACCCAACCGTCACCGTTCCGGTTCGTGCCGTCGTGAAGACCATCGATGATTCGGAACCGCTCTCCTGCGATTTGATCACCGGTATCAGGTGGGTTTTGGTCAGGTCCAGAACAGCACTCGCTGGCATATCGGTAGCGCGAGTAGCGGGAGTGGTAGGGCCGTTCCAAATGTAGATTCCGTCGTGCGGGGATCCTGCTTGGTACCAGATACGCGACGTGCCAGCACTTAACCCTCGAACGGGTGTTCCCGGAGAGTTGATCGTCATCGAGTACACGATGGCGTCCACTGATGAGTAGCGGACGATGTTGGAGTAAGCAGCGGCCGCCTCTATATTTCTCGAGTGCCCCGTGCCGGTTATGGCGACGGTCCCACCGGTTGACGTGAGACCTGTGAGGGCGGAGTCTACTATCGTTTTGTCAGCGGCAGACTCGAAACCCGCGGCGGATGTGGTGGCTACAGCATGAAGCGAGCCACCTCCGAGGTTGCCGTGAGTGAAGGACAGGGTGCACGCGATCGTGGCAACCGTGTCGTCTTCGTTCCATGTGATGCTGATGCCGGTGCCTTCAACTAAACCGAACGAGCCGTCTGCTGATGGCGCGTAGAACCCGGTGGTAGAGTTGTACCGCAGCACCTGCCCATCGCTAGCGCCGCCACCGTGAAGCTTCTTTAGCGCTATCCCGTTGTCGTTGATCTTGTGGATATGATCTGTCCGGGACAGCGAATTACTTGACCCGTCAAGGTTGCTGTCGCCTCCGATCGCAACCGGTGATCCGACTGTTACCTTATGAGCGTGTCCATGTCTCGAGTAGTCCGCGGAGGTTCCTGCTACCCCGTTAGCGGCCGTGCAGCTCGCCGGAACAGCATCAGACGGAGACACATCACCGGTTCCTCCGGTGCCTCCAAGGAAAGTGTATTCCTGCCGGTTACTGGCCGCGTTGAACTCGACCCCTACCGCTCCAAGGTATTCGATCTTGGCGGTTCTCGGGGATATCTCGGCGCCTCCCAGAACAATCCTTGGGCCCTGCAGATCATCAATCCAGGTAGGATCCAATGGCGACGGGGTTATCGAAGGAGCCTCCGAAGTGGGAAGGTCTCCTGCGATGCTTCCGGATGCTATTGTGACGTCGTCCTCAGTCGCCGCTAGAGCGGTAGTGAGCCAGGATTCATCGGTCATTGTTTACTCGGTGGTGTCGAAGAACAGAAGTCCAACGCGGTCGGCTAGCTCCGAGGTGGTTCCCCCAAAAACAGCAAGGAACCAGCGTTGCCTAATAGACGACGGGCTAATCGCATCTTCGAACCCGGCCAACAAAATTCCGTGTATTGACTTGAAGGATCCGATGCTAGCCGAATCATCGGTTGCCGTCTCTAGGATGGTAGACTCGGTTCCGATTGTCATAATTGACGAGCGAACCAGACACACCTTTGGCATGGTAGCCGGGAGTTCTGTACGGTCGGAACTTCCCTCAAACACTGCACCGAACGCCACAATGTTACCGTGCGTCGGAAGCAAAGAGGTAATCTCGACAACGAACGGGGCCGTGTTTGCGTTTGCCTGCGAAGCCATCCACTTTGAGTAATACGACGTGCCATCAAATTGGTAGTCCAGTACCCATTCGGTACCTGCTGCGGACATGACGTGCGGAACACAAGAGCTATAATCTACGTAAGTCCTTCGTGGAGAAGCTACGTTTTCGCACCCCGGGATGCTATTGCGCAGGTACTCCAGTGAATCAACCACTGGCTGGATAAAAAGCTCTTCAATGCCGGTATCTCCAGCGTTGTTTGCGTCAGCTGTCTCTCCAGAGAGAGGACAGCCAATCGTAGGCATCGAGGTAACGGTGGCGGGAGTAATATTTTTGGGCATCGGCTAGAACTCCATCTCGAGATATCCGCCCCAGGTTGATCCGTCGTTCCAAGTGGTCCCGTCGTTCCAGTTGAACTCGCTCGCAACTGGGAACAGAAAACCGCGGCAGATCCAATCTGATGGCTTGAATTTGCGAACTATTGCGCGAATGGTAGCGGCGTCATCGGCCGCAATGTTGACGGGCCCCCACACTCCTCCGTCGTTCCAGGACGAACCATCGTTCCACGCTCGCGTGCTGCGCGTCACGCCTAGGTCAGGTAGGTACACCCAGAACTGTGACCAATACGGCCCCGGTTCACCTCGCGGCCCCGGCTCGTGCTCGCGGAATATCAGGTCTGCGTTGGTGTAGCCGGCGGCCGTCAGTTGTCCCACGATCCCCGCTTCGGTTCCGGCAAGATCCCAATCCTGCTTCGCGCGTATGACTCTAGCTCGGTACTGCGCGAGAGACTCAGCGGGATAGCGTGGAAGGCCTCGCGCTTTGCCCTTCAATGCCAGATGATCGGCTAGGCAATACGGATCGTCGACGAACCCACTCCGGAGCGTGCAGGTTACCCCAAGACTCATGGTGTCCGCCTCGAGACCCAATACCCCTAGAAGCGTCTGCCCCCACGGGCTAGCCATGCCTGGGATCGGAAGCTTCAGCAGCCACTCGCGCCAATTGGCGGAGGCGACCATTACGTCACCACCGTGTCGACGTAGGTTATCGACCACGAGCTTGGTGGAATCAGGACACGGAACGGCGATACCGCCACGTTCTCCGCTGGCGTAGTGAGCGAAACCCCTACTACCCCCTGTGTATTTTCGATCGTCTGGATGATCTCGTTACGGAGCAGCACGTTGTTCGAACCGTTGCTGTAGGAGTTTCCACCGATCGGAAGGTCTCCAAGGAGTTCATTCAGCACCCCAAAGTTGCTTGTTCCGTTCCCTTGCTCTAAAAGTTGCTGTACCGCGACTTTACCCACTGCTGGATCACACATCACGGTAGCCGAGAAAGTCAGGGTTTGCGTGAGCGACGCGGTTAGTCCAATTCTAGGAGAAGGATTCAGGAATAGCGTGCGCACCAGCGCAAGCGCAGCAGCAACGTCGGCAACGTCGGCCGTGGCGATTCTCCCTGCTACGTAGACGTCAACAGTCCCGAGTCCGCGTGGATTTGTAGAGCCGACCTTGACCTTCTCGATTCCCGGAATGGCGTTCAGAACCACCCCGATGATTTTCTCATCGGTGGTTTCCGCGCTTGTCGACAGCACCGGCATCTTGGTCCGGTTGCGCACTCTCAATCTGGTATCGGATTCTTCGTCTAGCCCGTACCTGGTTATTGAGGTTCCCGTAGATCCGATTGGAGGGTTCGAGCATGTCACCCCAACCACGGACACCATCATCTGAGTGATCGTGTCAGACGCCACGTTCCCGCCGCTTCCAGCGATCTCGTCCTCGATGGTGAGTGAAAGGGGAGAACCGTCCGAAACGGTTCCTCCGGTCACATTGCGGAATGTCCTGGATCCGTCAGAAACCACGAGGTCACCAGCGACGAACGTGTAAGGTCCCTCTCCTGTCTCACACGTGAAAACTTCAGTGTGTCGCGCCGATAGTGCAAGTTGCCGATTGTTGCCGAATTCCGACGCGCTGAGTCTAGTGAGGAACTCGCCTTCGGCGGTCTCGGAATAGCGCGACTTGGTTAGGGTGCTTACGACCTCGCCGAGCCCGGCGTATAGCCACGCGATGGCGTACAGAATCGAATAGGCGATCGATCCTGGTTGCCACGCGGTGGCCGTGAATTTGAGCTCCCTCAGCTTGTCGACCATCGACTGCAGGATTTGCTCGCGCGTCGGCGGAGTGGTGAGCTGGTTATACGTCAGCATTATCCCTCGACCATTGTGAGTTGCTCCACGCGCAGAGCGTCTATTGAGACCGTCATAGAGAACGGCCCCAATGACGTCTCTAGGCGGACGGTGGCCGTAATCGTTTCGCTCTCGACATCGATCGTGGCTTCTGCGCTCGCAGAATCGACACGCTCGTCCTTCATTGATCCGCGCTCAAGTAGCGAAGCCACGTCGGGTCCAGTGATCCCGGCTTGGTGCACCAGATCAAGAAGCCCCTCCCCGTAGTTCGGATCGTAGAAGCAGCCGCCGCGCGGAGTCTCCCACCGTCGGATCACTGCTTGGGCTACGAGCGGAAGGCCAGTGACCTCGGCGCAGTCGGGTCTAGTGTCGCCGTCGCACCACAAATCTCGGCCAAAATCAGTCATAAGGAAGCCCTCTGGCCGGATTGGCGTATAATTCTACTATGACCAAAATGTTCCTAGTTCTCGCGGTTTTGGCGGTCGCCTGCTCTGGGGCTGACGATGGTGATTCGAACGGTCACAACGATGGTCTCGGTGGCGAAGCTGGCGCCTCCGCAGAGCGCTCTTTGGAACGCGGTGAGACCGGAGGGGCCACAGCCTCGGAAACCACCCCTGACGCCAGCGTGGGTGGCTCTGGAACTGGCGGCGCCTCGACTGTCGGGGCCGGCGGATACGTGGAGGTTTCGCGCGGAGGATCTGGAGTTGGAGGATCCGGAATAGGTGGAGCCACCTACAGCCCCGAGGACGATCCGTGCGGAGAAGCGTCTGACGGTCGAAGCCGCTGGGTCGAAGCCGCTGGCGCGTGCCTGAAGTGCCCCCCAGGTTGGTACGACTGCGACCACCAGGGAATCGACTGTGAGTACTACTCGTCCGTCCCTGGGTTCGTCTGCCGTTTCAAGTCGCCATAGTGGCTTGGATTCCAGTCCATGCCCCGCTAGTCGTCGGAAGCATCAGGACGAAGTGGGATTCGACTGAGGCTTGCCCGCCCCCGCCCAGACCTCCACCTCCCAGACCCGACGCGCTCAGGTACGCCCCGAGTTCTGCGCCAGCCGAGAGCAGGTCCCCGTCGAAACGGATTACCCTCACACCGCCGGCATTGAGCGACACGGACAGCTCTGCGGCGATGGCCAGTTGAGCGTTCAGGGATGCCACCAAAGCCCCGATCTCTCCGAGCCGAGCCGTGATCGTGGGTAGATCGATGTTAGGTCCGACCACACCGGCGTTGATTGCGCAGTTGAGGCCAGCCATGGAGGCTACCGCCGATTCGATGTCGCCGGCGATCGACGGGAAGCTTCCTGAGATTGTTAGCAACGCCGCGGCCTGGGCTGCCATTCCAGCGGCTAACGCAGCAGCGGCCGCCACACCCCCGGGCATACCGGAAAGCGTAGCGGTAGCCGTAGCTAGAGCCTCCGCCGCCACTGCTAGCTGGGCGGTTATCGAAAACGACGGGGCCGGGATAGAGAGTCTCGTGTACCCGTCGAACTGAGCTGATGCCGCGGGTAGGGCGGTCCCAATGACGGCACCTAGCGCGGACACGGCCGTAGCCGCTGCCGTTATAGATCCGCCTACCGTGGTGTCCGCTACGACCGTTATCGTCATGGTTAGCCCTTCACGATGGGGCTTCCGCCGCCCATGGCGACGAACACCAGGGGAGCGGGGGCGATTAGGGTAGCTGGGCCCACCGAGGTCTGGAGAAGCATGCCGGCAGGGAGAACAGCTTCACCGGTGTCGCCGACACGGAAAAATGGAGCCCCGATCCCGGGCTTGAATTCGACCTCGATAACGGAGGTTTCGTCGAAGTCCCAGCTATTGGCGTAGGGCTTTGAAGGGTTTCCGTCGTCCCACTGGACGCGCACCCGGCATCCCTTCGAAACCTTGACGCGAACCCCGGGGATTCCGCAACGAATCGGAACCCGTGAGATCCCTTTTCCCTGGAACGTCGCGTCGTAAGGCATGAGTTCTAGGCTGTAGTCGGTGTTCTGGCTAACGACCTTGCAGAGGTACGAGCGAGAGTAGCGGATCTCTTGACGCACCCCAGCAAGGAACCTATCGAGCAGCCCACTGGGGGAGTCGAGGCACGCCTCGGTCCGAGTCTTCCCGCTGTCCACGGTGTGGACCACGTATTTGATGGTCTGGCCGCGGAAGGTGATCCCAGAAACCAGGTCGGGAAGTTCGGGGGCGATCTCAATCACTCCCGAGTCCCAGTCCTCATCGAGGAACACGTGGGGGGTGGTCGTTTCAGGGTACGAATCGGTGCCAACCCAGATCGTCCCGTCTCGAAGGACGCGCCAGACGGATCCGGTCTGGTCCACCACGGCCTGAATTGACCGCGACACGGGCCCGGCTTGCCGCTGCCACGATGGGAGCGCGGTAACGAGCAGCGATGGGTCGATGGTATCCGAAAGCGCTTCTCCGCCGGCCGTAACCGCGTCCGCGAGCACCTTCCCGACGGTGAGCAACCCAGCCCCGGGACCCCAATGTTTGGGAGGGAGCTCCGTGGTTAGCCCTCCATGTCCCCCGACCATGCGAAGCCGCACTTGGCCGCCTATCGCGGTTGAGCGAGTCACAAACCCAACGAACTCTACCCCGAACAGGTCCAGCGTAACGGAACCGGTTGGAGCGGCTTCACCAACCACAACTACATCGGCGTGCCATGCGCCAGCAATGGGCATGCGAACCTTGGCTTGCGCTACAGGCATACCGGCTAGTGAGCATGGTGTCATCATGTCCCCGGAGGCTTCCCGAATGTGGTCTCAACCATGTTAGGTGGGTCTGGGATGATCTCAGGGGAGCGCGCTGGATTGTACTTGGCGGTAGTCTTCACAACGGTCGACGTCTTCACCTCTACCGGCTTCGGATAGTACCGTCGACAATGCGTGGTGATGATGTACGGGGCCGCGCGTCGCTCCGGCGGGTCGTCTTCGATCTCGGTGACAATGATCTCGTTTATCCCGACGTAGTTTGGGATCGGGTTCACGATCGCGAGCGGCTGACTGATGGCGTTGGGGCGCATTGGGTCAATAACTGGCCTCACGAGTTGCCATTGTTCCCACTGCTCCGGAGTCCAAATCTTGGTGACGATTTCGAACTCTTGCGGCTCTGCTCCCTTGTCCTTGGTGCTCGCCCCATTGGTGTTCGGGCTCTTGTTCGACTCGACTTCGCGCTTCGATTTGAGACCTTTGATCCTGCTCACGCCTGGCAGCAGTTGCCCACCAACCCACACGGAGTCCCACCGCCCGTCATCGGGGTCACCATAAGGCTTGGCCCAGAACGGAGCAATGCTCATGTGCCGCTAGCCAAGTTGGCCCCTCCAAGAGCTGACATCATGCCGCGTTCAGCACCGGAGGCCACCCCCCTTCCGAATGCCGCTCCCGCCGCAGCGTCGGTACCCGGAGGGGCGTTCACGGTGACGGGGACGGTTACGGTGTTCGTCGTGTTTCCTGCTACTCCAGGCTTTCCTGCCGCGGATATCTTCCCTGATTCCCCAGGGATTGCCCTGTATGTGGCGGCCACCGACTCGCCCATTTTACCGGTTACATACCCGAGCGGATTCATCCAGTCCATCGCTGTCATCTTGGAGGACTTCAGCTTTGCCGTTAGGTTGTCGATTGAGTCAGAGATGAAGAAGATCAACTTACCGATCCACTCCACCTCACCAACCACGTAGTCTTTCAGTGCAGCACCAAACTTGATTGCTCCGTAAGACAGCATTCCCATGACTAGAGCGGTGGACACCAAAGCGGCCGCTATTTGCCCAGCGTCTTTGCCGAGCTTCGCGAAAGTCTCCGAGGTTTTAGCTTTGTCGCCCGGGGAGAAGATGTCGCGGAATGCCTCCGCCATGATGTCCATCGTTTCCCCGAAGCCGTCTTTGAATTGCCCGATGAACTCCTTCACTAGCGGCAGGGATTCGGTGATTCCGTCCGCAACGCGCCCAGCGAGCACGGCAGCATCAGCAAGGAAAGACTTGCCCGCGTCGGACTTCATGAACTCCCCAACCATCTTCGAAATGGCTGAAACCATCTTGGTGAGTTGCGGCCCAGCTGCGTCGCCGATACCGATGAACGAGTCGATTGCAACGGCCTTCATTTCTTGGAAGGCGCCTGATAGCGTCGACGTCATGATATTTCGACGCGCCGCTCCGAACTCAGATTGACCAGTGGTCGCTAGCACAGTTGACTTGATGGCTGCGATGGCATCCTCGGCCGAGATTTTTCCGGCCTCTTTCATTTTCACGACTTGGGCGCGGGTCTTTCCGAACTTGGCACCTAGCCGATCGTAGATGGCCCCGGTATTGATACCCGCCTCAGCGAGCATCATCAATTCGTCGCCCTGTAGCGATCCGGTTGCCTTGATTTTGCCCATGGCATCCAAGACACTGGACACCTTCTCGGTACTCGCACCAAGGGCGGTCATGTCCGCGCCCATTTTTATGATCTCAACCGATTCGCCACGGTCAAAACCCATCGAAAGGAAACGCTGGTAGCTACCCTTCACTTCGTCGATGCCCATGCCGAGCTCGATAGCGAGGGCGCGCGACTCGCGGAACGCATCTTCTCCGAGAGCCTTCGATCCAAGCATCATGGAGAAAGCCCCGCGCGACTTCTGCCCCAGGTCGGCGTACTTCGTCGCTAGCGCTGTGACTCCAAGGATCGAACCGGCTAAGGCCATGCCGGACATCACGGTCATGTCCTTGAGTTTGGCCGGGATCTCACTAGCGAAGCTCTTCCAGCCAGACGCAGCCAGTTTCCCTGCCCGATTCCAAAACACCCCAGCCGATCTGGCGGATTTCTCCGCTCCGTCTCCCACAGTCTGTCCCGCGGCGTTGCGCGCACCGGAGCCAGTCTTTACCGAAGGGGTGACGGATGCCTGTTTATCAATCGCGGCGAATGATGAACGGATCCTATTGCTGATTCTGGCAGCATTTGCGGCAGCAGACGCAGCAACGCGCTGGAAACGCCTCTGCAGACGCTCCAGCGCATTGTCGGACCGACGAGCTGGCGCCGTTACTCCGTCGACTAGATCGACTTCCCAGCGTGTTCGTTCGGTGCCCATTGTTTAGTTACTTCTTCACGAAAAGTTTACTCAGTGCCGCAATCACAACAGCCTGGAACTCAGCTTCCATCATGGCGCCAAGTACGGCGTCATCCGTGGGCGAACCGTCGGGCTTTGTGTGCCCGTAGCGAAGCGCCAAGATCGCTGCGCCTCCCGCTAGCTGGTCGCCACGGATCCCCTCTAGACGTTTCCCAGCTCCTCAATGCCTCCCTCTGCCATCTCGAAGGCGTCCTGAGCGAACCGCTCATTGAGCGCCGGGAACTTGCGCAACAGCGCGAGAGCTTCTTCGCGAGTCTCCGGAAGTACGATCACCTCTGGAGCGATCTCTGAATGAGTCTCGGCGATCCGTGTGGTCCCGTCTCGCTCCGGCTTAGCCGTAGCGCCCTTGACCATCTGGACGCGCTCGAACGAGTTGCACGCGCGGATGGCCACGAACCTTCCGTCTCCTAGCACGTAGGGTTTTACCTCTCCGTGTGTTGCCCGTAACGCGTCTAGCTTGGTTTTTTCTTCTGCCGTCAGTTGTCGTTTTGCCATGATCCCTCCGAACAAGCGCAGCAATTCGGCGGGAGGGAGGTCGCCTTGGGGTGCTGCCAACCAATGACCGCGGAGAGTATCTCCACAGGCAAGCCTTGCCGGTATTAGACCGGGCTTAGTCCGTCCATCATGATCCTGAGGACCTTGACGGTGAACGTCGTAACCAGAGCGTCGGCACCCTTCTTGGGAGACTTCTTCTCACCGACGATTCGACACCCTTCCAAGGTGTCCTTGGTTAGAGGATTTCCATCGAACTTGTAGCCAATGGTGCACGGCCACTTCTTCGTCATGTACCCGGAGCCGAGCTTTCTTCGGAATTCGTTAGCGCACCACTCGAGGAGCTCGATCTCCATGTTCTCTGTGGTGAGCGTGCCCGGGGTGAAGTCGTAAGATGCGGCTGCGGTTCCGCCAATCTCCTGGACTTCCATCGTTTGCCCGTATGAGACGGATTGGAGCCCGGCGTTTATGTTGAAGTTGTACGCCGTGAGATCAATGCAGGTGAAGTCGTACGGGACACCGTTTACTGTGGCCATTAGGATGCAAGCTCCCGGGTGAACCCGATAGTGGTTGCTGCGTTCGAAATGTTGGCTAGCGGCGCCAGTACGCAGCTCGTGGTTAGCGTTTCCGTCGTGAGCAAGTCCGTGGTTTCATCAACCGCGTACACGAACCCGGAGCAGTACCCTTTGCGTCCTTCGCTCGTGAACGGATCTTTGATGGCAGTCTTGAGTTGAGCGCTAACCGCGTCGTTGATTGACCCGGCCCACTCTGGCGCGATCTGCCCAGAACCGTCGGTCTTTACTGGACCAGATTCGTTGATGTAGCGCTCTTGCGCCGCTTCGATCGTGGTCGACGCGATATCAACCACACGGCACCACTGGTGATGTTTGTAGTCACTTCCAGCGGGCGCTCCGGTGAGAGCACACGTCGGGTAAACGCCAGCTTTGCCGCGGTAGGTGCGAGGAGCCACGATTCGATACTGGTGGTAGGTGTCGCCGCTCTTGAACTCGTCGAACGACGGCTCCGTGACCAGAGTGCGCGCCACCTCGTCATCCATACCAGCCCACGCTGGGCTAGTAGCGGGAGCCACAAGAGCGCATCTCCTGGCGTACTCGAACAGGTAGGGCAGCAGTGGACGCCGCCACCCGGCGCGACCAGTGCGAAGCGTGAGCCTGGTGTTTTCGGCAACTCTGACGTGATAGGAAGACTCGATCGCATCGAACGCCGTGATGATTGCCGCAGACGTGTCCGTACCACACCCGACGATTAGGCGCGGGTACCGGTGGCCGTCCACCAGGGTCAGGATGTTGGCGATCATCGCCGATGTAAGGGTCCCGGCTGCCGCGGCCGTCGCCGGCATGCACGCAGCCACCACCGTCGACCAGCTAAGATCCGAGGCTGCAAGTGCGGCCATTCCAGCCGTCACGTCTGCCGCAATGAAACTAGGAGCGGTGCACGTGAACGTGTACGTTTCGTCCAGTACGTACGTTCCGCTCGGGAACGTCAGGGTAAGCCCGGTACCGGAGATCACGTAGGTTCCACCGACGGGGATGGTGATCGAGTCCGTGTAGGTGACCCCATCGAGCGAGTACTTGAATCTAGCTGCCCCAAGCGCTCCGCCTAGCGTGATTAGCAGAATCACCGAGAACGGAAGGTAAGCGGCTCCGGCAACAGTAACCGTGGGACCTGTCCCTGCGTGCGTGATAGCCCCGGCTGCGCCAGCGGTAGTGGTGGCGATCTTGAGAACGTCAACCGCCACGTCCTTCACGTTGTCCAGGATCCACGCCGCCTGCTCGACGGCCATTCCGTAGCCAAGCGCAGATCGATAGGCGGACGATGAACTGAGAGAGTAGAGTGTGTTCGCGGTTCCGGTGGACGAACCACCGATAACCAAGAACCTCTGTCCTCCGGTAGATTGAAGCCCCAAGCCATTATCGACTCGTGTGATTGATTGCCCAGGAAGAGTCATCGGGTGACCTCGGGAGTTGCGCCGGGACTAACCGGCATGGCGTATTTGCTGAGCGCCCCAGGGTGGGGGGAGCACGTTGAATGGGCCGCCACCAGAGCGAGCTCGTAGTCGGCTAGGGTCAGCTCAAACTCAACGCTGGTCGCCTTCTCGTGAGCAAGCCAACCGTGCAGAAAAGCCGCTGCCGCATGTTGCGGCGTGTACCGCACGTCAGGAAGGAACGAGGCGCGATTCTTCATCTTCGCGACGTTCCCGGTCATCTCTGCCAGCGTACGAACTGGGTATTTTTGGGACGCGTCAACAGCCGCGTTGGCCCCGTTGGGTTCAGTGTTCTTCATGGTGCGTCCAGAGTTTCGGCGTGAACTTGATGGTGAATTGTTGCCGTCGTAACGGTGGCCTTGGTGGCTACGTCGATGTAGGAGGTCAGGGTTCCGCGGAGCTTCGAGCCGTTGGTGGCGGTGCCCTCACGAACCCAATCGAACGACCCGGCCTCAACAACCATTGCCCCGGTGGTTGTGCGGGTTGATCGTGCACATCGCAGAAGGTTGTTCTTGAGCTCGCGAGTCGTCGCCTCGTCGGAGCCCCAGACCTCTACGTGGTACTCCTGCTGCTCTTGCACAATGGCCGCTGAGCTATCCCCGGGAGAGTGGGTTATTTTGCCCATTATCCAGCGCACAGCAGGGGCGCGCGTGAATTTGCCGACGTTTCGAGACCCGACCAGAGTATCCAGTTCGATCTCGCAACCGGCTCCGGTGTAGAGCAACAAAAGGGCATTATTCACCGTTTCGATGAATTGCAGCCCTGGATCAGTTGTCATTTGGTTGATTCTCTAACGGCTCTCTGAACTATGACGCGAATCGAGAACGATCGTTTCATGCCGGCCATTTTCGCTGCGAGCATCGACATCCCGCCGCCCCCACCGAATGAACCGAGGCTGAAGCTGAGCTTCATGGCGGTTTCTACAGTGTCAGCCATGGCCTGTTTCCAGGACTCAGGAAGACCACGTGATCCAAAAGGGAGCATAGCTCTACGTGGCAGGCTCTTGCCTCCCCACGCTGGTCGTGGTCGCGGATCCTGGTGAGCGGATGCGTACGGAACACTCGGCTCTATCGCCCACTTCGTTGCACTGATCTTGAGTTTGTGCCACCCGCGCCGGAGCCGAACGGTCTTACCGACTAGTACATTGCGTCCGTCGTCGACCTTCTTCTCCTTCCAGAGACTCCCGTACGGATCAGCCTGCTTTTCGAAACCCTGAGCAACGAGCTCCAGGGCCTCGTCGGCCATGGCTTCCGTTAGCTCGCCCAAGAGTTCCCGAGTGTCCTTCATGGACTGACGCATCTTGGCGATCCCAGCGTCGCCCTTGACGGTCATCCTCACTATGAACCCCACCCTCTCGCAGTCTCTGAGGCAACGATAGCGCCGCTGTCACTCGATGACGTATCGGCGTCAATGGGCTCCCCAGATGAGTCGACCGGAATGGGGTAAATCTTCCCAGCCGCAACTTGTTCTAGCCACCGAATGGCAGCCACGTAACGCATCGAAAAGATGGTGTCCGGATCGGTACCCGGCTCGTAGCCGGTGGCGCACATGATGTCGTAGGCGCGGATGTGGCACTCGATGCGCTTGATCTGACTCGTTACGGATGCACTCGGCAACGGAAGGTCAATTCCCGCCGCTCGAAAATACCCGTCTATCAAGTCCTTGGCGGCTTCCCCGGACCCGGAAACTACCGAGCTATCGAGTCCGGCGCACACCGCTTCGGTAAGGCCGAACTTGTAGAAGTCGCCAAGGGTTGAGTAGGACATCAGGCCCAGAACACCCGCACTTTGGTGACATCGGTAACGCTGTCAATGGTCCGAGCCTGAAGCTCAAGCTTGGTCCCGGTCGCGACGGAATAGGTCCGCGCTGTGGAGCCGCTACCTGCGGTCTTGCACAAAAGCTGCGCCGCCGCTCCGCCTGCTACCACCTCGATCATGATCACTTCTTTCCCACCGGTATGGGATCGAAGCAGGTCGATAGGGCTAGAGAAATCAGACAGCTCTATGCAGTCTTTGGCGGCAATCATGGCTTACGCCACCACCGCGAACCACACCGTGATGGTAAGAGCTCCAGCGTCGAGCCCTAGAACAGCATGGCCAGCGTCGGTAAGGAACGTAGCTGTGAGTTGCTGAGCACTGAAATTACCCTTGGGGTGAACGCCAGCGGTACCTGTGAGAGCACCAGTAGCGGCACCCGTGAAGATGTCCATCCCGTCCACGATAGCGTCCGCATCGGTCCCGCCGATGTCTACGGTGCAAGCGCTTGCTCCACCGCCAGAAAACACCGTGGTAACGGTCACATCGTGAGTGATCACGACTGCGTTGGTGGGTAGCGCGGTTCCAATACTGACTACCTGTGCGGTGTTGTCGGCCGCGGTTGTCAGGTCGGCGTGCCCGACAGTAACCGTGCGCTTCCCGATCTTGAGAGCGCCAACTCCGCTAGAG